ATGGCGTCCATTCGAACCCGAACCCTCCGCAGCGGTGCCGAGGTGTTCGATGTGACCTATCGCCATGAGGGGCGGCAGCTTTCGATCACGTGGGAGGACCGTCCGAGTGCCGAGGCATTCATGGCTGCAGTCGCCGCTCACGGGCACCAGCGGGCATGCGAGCTCTATCAGCTGAGCCCGGTCGCCCGGCAGCGCAATGAGGCCAAGATGACGGTGGCGGAGTGGGTAAAGCACCACATCGATCACCTGACGGGCCTCGACGAGTACACGATCTACAAATACAACTCTTTCTTGGAGAATGACATCGCTCCCTTGCTGGGGCAGATTCCTCTCGATGAACTGTCGGAAGAGGACATCTCGCGATGGGTCAAAAATCTGGAGGAGACGCCGACCAAACGCGGGGGGAAGATCAGCGCGAAGACGCTCCGCAACAAGTATGGCTTCCTGTCTGGCGCGCTCAACGCTGCCGTGCCGAAACGCATCCCCAGCAACCCTGCAGCGGGCCGCAAGCTAAAACGAGCTGGCGGCGATGAAGACGACGATCACGACATCCAGATGCTCACACACGAGCAGTTCGACCTTTTGCAGGACTCGACCACTGAATACTGGCGCGAATTCCAGGAGTTCCTCGTCGCGTCCGGATGCCGGTGGAGTGAGGCGACAGCCCTGCAGCCAGCCGAACACATCGACAAGCGCAAGGGAACGGTCAAGATTCGTCAGGCGTGGAAGTACTCGCCTGGCAAGGGGTACTACCTCGGTCCTCCGAAGACGAAACGCTCACGGCGCGAAATCGACGTCCCTGATCACATTCTCTCGCGAGTGGACTTTTCGAGTGAATGGATGTTCGTGAATCGTGATGGCGGGCCAATCCGGTATCACGGTTACAAGCGCCGCGTCTGGGATAAGGCTATCGGGCGCTCAGAATTGAATCCGAAACCAACACCGCACGATCTACGCCACACATGTGCCTCATGGCTGTTGTTGGCAGGTGTTCCGATTACCGTGGTGTCTCGTCATCTGGGCCACGAGAATATCCAAATCACTGTTGACACATACGGAGACGTCGATCGGGCCAGTAGCAGGGCTGTCGCCGATTTCATGAGTAAGACTCTCCGCTGAGACCAGATCGTTACCTAAATTCAAGGGTTTCGGTCGGATGACAGGGTGTAACGTTTTGTTCACTCCGGGGTGTGTCTAACTTCTAATTCCTTTAATTCACAAAGGTTTTCGCTGATGCCTGCTGCTCTAATCACGTTTACCCTCGTCACGGTCTGTTGGTCTCTGTGGATCAGGCGCGTGACTTGGACCCGCCGTATGGAAGTCGCCGCCACCCTCAACATCGCGTTGCAGGGTGCGGCGATTTTTCTTATGTCCCCGTTGGCATCTCGAACACTCGGGGTTTGGTTGCACGCTCCAACCGGGTGTTGGAACCTTGAGGATCTGATCGGCCATGATTGCTATGTTGTTGCAGCGTCGGCGCTTTGCTACCACATGATTATCCGTTTGGATCAGGAGCAGTTGAAACGGCGGTTCAAGCTCCACGTGGAGCTGCCCGCGACTCTCTGTCTACCGATCATGCTGGCGTTGTTCACTATCGGTAACAGCGCCAAGATCTACCACGATGACTTCTTTCGCGTTGTTGCGGACCTTTCGCTCATCGCCTATTGGATCGTGCTTTGCGGAACACTGATGTACCTGCTGGGTTACAGCATCTACTCGCTGATACCGATGTGGCGGGACCGGCCGGCGATCCGTGGGCTATGTGGGTCTTACATGCTGGCCGCAGGGTTCGGCATGGCCGCGTGTGCGGTCAGGATCGCAACGACGTTCCTACCTGCTGAGATGCAAGATACTGCAGCGGCTTCGCTGCCGGTGTGGCTCCTTGCGTGCTCGTGCGGGTTCGGGTTCGCCGCAATCTCAGCTCACTCCTGGTTGGAGAAGGGTCGACTTACGGGGCGGGTGCATTAGGGCTGAAGGTGTCGGGGTGGATTGGCGTGCGTTTGGTCTTCTTGGCGGGCCGCGCCTTGGTCTCCGTGCGGCCCTGGGCTTTTGGGCTGACGGAGCCCCCGGTGAATCCGGGGAAGCCTGGTTGTGGCTCGGTGATGCCGAACTCTACGAGCAGATTGAAGTAGCCCTCGTCGCCTAGTTGGTAATGGGCGGCGATGAGTCGCAGTTCTTCGGCGTTCGGGAAGTCGTCAGCGTCTTTCCGGCCGGGGGTGCGCTTGTCGCCGCGGTATTGCCATGCGGTCAGTCCGGCTGCTTCGTGGACCTGGGTGACGGTGAGGTCGCTTCCGACTATCTCGGCTTGCAGGAACGTTTTCAGGTCACGTCCTCTGCGGTCGCTTCTCGGCATACCGGAATGCTATCCCGGATTTCCGGAACCCGTCAAAGTTTCGTGACATGCGGAAACGTACCGACTGAACGCGACACGATTCCGGATTTCCGGAATGTAATGCCGGAATTCCGATATGCGGTGCTACTGTTCCTGACGTGAGCTACGGACTGGAATGGCAGCCGCAGGGTGTGCGGAACACCTTGGCCACCAACAACATTGAGACTGTCGCTGAACTAGCAAGATTCCTTGGCGTCGGATCATCGACCGTCTATGACGCGTTCGACCGCAACTGGGCGGGACGGGCGACGCCGACGCTGATCGATGCCATGTGCCAGAAGTTCGGCATTCCCATGAGCCAGATCGTCGTCGAACCGATGACAAAGGCCCGGCCGAAGCAGATCCGGGCACGGCGGGCGGTGACTGCCGTATGAGCGCGCGCATTGAGACCTACTCATTGGCGCAGGTTGTGGCCGACGTGCTGCCCGAGGAATGGACCGATGGTGAGCGCTGGTTGCGGCGACGACTGAATCGCGGCGAGATCGAGGGCTACAAGGTCGGCCGCGAGTGGCGCTTCACGAAAGCCCAAGTTGATGCGCTGATCGCGCACTTCACCAATGCCAAAGCGGAGGTGGCCGCGCCAGAGGAAGAGACCGAGTCCGAGGCGCCGCTGGCGCTGGGTCTCTCCGCGCGATCACGTCGACGGCTGGTGAACGCATGACCGCCCGCCCGGAAACGCTCGAGGCAGCATTGGCGGAACTCGACCGTGTGAGCGCCGACCGCGATCGGCTGCTGCAGAAGTTGGACGACGAGCCGGATTCAAAGAAGCTCATCCGCGATCTTGCAGACCTGATTCGGAGCCATTACAACGCCGCCAGTACCAGTGGTCAGCGTGCCCTGGTCCTGAATCTTGGGCAACTGCTGCGGCAGTCCGGCGCGCTGGTCGATGCGTTGACGACTGAGCTGCAGCACTACGTGTCCGCTGAGTTCGCGGCGCGGTATGAGCGTGACGAACTGCAGGAGCGAATCGCCGAGTTGTCCGACGAGATCGCGGACCTGCGGACGCGCGAGTGCGCAAGGTCGGTGATCTTGTGATCGCCGCCGATAGCGCACTGGGAATCGTATTCGGGCTGGCTGCCGAGTTCCTGCGTGGTGCAGCGGCTTCCGTCGCGACGGTATGCCAGCGGCTTGCCGAGCAGCGCTCGGAGCCGCCGAAGCTGCTGGCTGCTGCGCCTGATGAAAACCCGCTCATGGACTTGGTTGACGCCGAGGTTCATTGCCCGGATTGCAACTGCCCCACCGTCTGTGGGTGCGGACGCGAGCTGTACATGGAGCGCGCGAATACGGATGGGCTTCCGATGTGGTTCCACCGTGACGACGATTCACCGATCACTCAGCGGTGCGCGGACATTCGGGACAGCCTGGCAGATGCACCGGTCTCACACACCGATCTTGCCGCGTGCATCACCAGGGTCTGGGTCGGGGGAACTCACCTCGGATACATCTGGGGCGATCCCATCGCCAGCGCTCTGCTGGCGGATTACCGCATCACCAAGAAGTAAGCCCCGCTGCTGGAACAGCGGGGCCAGGCAATGGATCACAACGGAGAGAGGAACCCAATGCCAACCATGGAGTCTACCCACGAGATCAAGGAACGCGAGGACGGTGCTCTGGTCGCGTACGTCGAGCGGGCGCTGGGGCCGAGTCAGGTGGGTGTTGCGATGCCACATCCTGCCGGTGACGGATGGCTGACGATCCTGTGGGACGAGAAGGCCCAGAGTGCGGAATTCACGGCGCACGCTGCCGGTTCACGTTGCGACGAGAAGGCGCGGGAAGCCGCCCGCCAGCTGCTCGAATTTCACGCCGCAATCATCGCGCGTCTTGTTGCGGCGGTGGAGAAGTGAGCGCCACGGCAGTGCGGCGCGTTCTGATCGGGATGCTCACGGGCGCGGTGCTGGCAATGGCGGCAGTTGAGTACGCCCAGCGTGCGCATGCCGCACCGAACGACGGCTGCGAGACCATGAGCTGGGGCCTGTTCGGCAGCCAGTTGCGAACGATCTGCGACGGCCCGAAACGCCCTGACGGCAGCTGGATTCGGGAGCGCCGGATTTGGACGGCCGCAGGATGGGTGCGGGGCAGCACCTACTGCGGCTACTACTCGTGCACTCGCAGCGAGGGCTACTACCGCCAGGAAAGCACGCAGGGCTACGAGAAGTACCTGGTATTCGACTACAACGTGGTTCCCGGTGAGCCGGATTGGCTGCCCGCCGGAACGGTGGTCGTCCGGTGACGGCGCTGCAGCCGGTTTGGGTGCCGGCCGATTACGACGCGACGGTGGCGGCGCTCAAGCTGCACCAGGCGGTTTCAGTCCCTGGCGGGATCATCCTGCCACCGAAGCGTGGCCGCCGGTACCGGGGGCAGCACCGCGCCAACAAGTTCAGGCCGACCGTCGCAGATCTTCGGGACGGTGGTCTCCGGTGAACACCCCATACGTACCTGTTGGAAACGTGAAGATCGAGAACGGGTCGGTTGATGTGCGCGTGGACCCCCGGACCGGATTCGTGGTGGCCGCTATCGAGGATGAACGAGGCCGACTGGCGGCGAGCGCTGTCCTCACCCCGGAATCGGTTCTTGAGCTCACCAAACTTATGGCTCGCGCATCCGCGATTGCCCCGAGTATCAAGGCGGCGCACGAGGTTCGGATGCGGGCCCGCGCAACGGCCGAGGACACCTACGACCGCATTGTGAACCGCGCAGTCGGCGGTGTGCGGTGAGGCGGCCAGGGGTGGACCAGTCGTACGAACCCGACCTCGATCGGGTGGCTGAGGACGCGCTCGATCTGGTCGACAGGCTTCGCGAGGACGATCCACGCCGGGTGTTTGAACAGCTCCGGCTGCTGGCAGAGCTGCACCCGGCCAAGTATGCGCAGATCGCGATGGCGCTCGCGGCGTTCGTCAATCCCGACGAGGGCACGGTTGCGTTGCAGCGCCGGCTCGACGCCATCGTAGAAAACCGCGCTCACCTGTCGGCGTCGGCGTCATGACGCGCGCACTGGCGGTCGCCGCCTGGGTGTTCGGGCTGGTGGCGTGGGGCGCACTCGTCATGTTCTGCGTCGAACTGTTTGCGGTCGCCCTGTTGCTTTGCGCCGCATCGATCTTGCTGTGGGGTTTCCGGCTTTACCCGGACCCTGCCGACCAATCAGAAGAGACAGGGGTGAACCGGTGATGGCGTACGAGTACGAGGCCGAGGAGTGGCGCGCTGCCACGCACACGATGACGGAAATGGAGCGCGCCGCAGCGGATGTCGCGCGGCGCGGAGCGCTCGGCATGGCCGGTGACCGCACCGACGCTCTCGATGAAGTGAGGAGCTACCAGTGACCGATACCCCGTTTTGGGCCAACTATGCCGAGCTGGCTGGTGACTACAAGGATCGTGACGAGTGGCTTGAGTTGCGGCGCACTGGTATCGGGTCGTCGGACTGCTCAGCAGTTCTCGGGATGGGCAAGTACGGTTCGCCGTTCTCCGTGTGGGTCGAGAAGACAGGCCGAGCCCGCCCGGAGGACGAAACCGAGGCGATGATGTGGGGCACGCTGCTGGAGCCTGTGATCCGCGAGGAGTTGGCCCGCCGCCTCAACGTGGAAATCGTTGAGTGCAAGACGCTGCGGTCGTTGGTGCGGCCCTGGCAGCTGTACAACCCGGACGGTCTGATCCTCTCGCTCAATGCCCTCGTGGAGATCAAAAATGCGTCGGCATGGCTGGCGGCGGACTGGGAAGACCAGGTGCCGGATCACGCGGAGCTGCAGGTGCAGCACGGGATGGCGGTCACGGGCGCTGACGGGGCTTACGTGGCCGGCCTGGTGGGTGGAAACCGGTTGCGCTGGGAGTACATCCCGCGTGACGAGGACCTGATCGCGACGATCAATCAGGCCGAGCAGCACCTATGGGAGACGTACATCATCCCCGATGTCGCACCGCCGATCGACGGCTCGGACGCAACCGCGGAGGCTATCGCCGCACGCTGGCCGCGGCAGCCGGGAGTGGAGCTGATCGCAGAAGACCCCGCCTCGGTGGCCGATGCCGTCTCAGCCTATCGCTGCGCCCTCGCGCAGGAGAAGGCGTCGAAGGTGGCGAAAGCAGAAGCGGTGAACCGCTTAGCCGCGCTGCTGCAGGGCGCTGACGTGCTTACCGATGAGGCTGGCAACAAGTTGGTAGCACTCAAACGAGGCCAGTTCCGAGAGAAGGAGTTCCGCGCTGAGGAGCCTGATGCGGACCTGTGGCTCCACAAGGTCGAGGTCGTCGACCGCGACCTCCTCAAGTCCGAAAACCCCGAGCTATATCGGCGTTTTCAATCCACATCCATCTACATACCGAAAGGGAAATAATCACCATGGCAAGAGATCTGGCACGACGCGCACAACAGTCGGTCGCCCAGCAGGGCGGCGGAGAGTCGCTGCAGACCCAGCTCGCGAAGATGGAAACGCAGTTTCAGCGGGCCATGCCGCGAGGAGTGGAAGCCGTACAGCTGATCCGCGACGTGATGACGTGTGTGAAGCAGACTCCGAAGCTGGCGGAGTGCGACCCGGTATCGGTGTTGGGGTCGGCGATGACATGCGCACAGCTAGGCTTGCGTCCGGGTGTGGGCGCATTGGGCCACGCGTGGATTTTGCCCTTCTGGGACAGCAAGACTCGCGGCCAAAAGGCCCAACTGATCATCGGCTACAAGGGCTATGTCGAGCTCGGTCACCGCTCCGAGCAGATCGCATCACTGCACTCGCGGATCGTGTACAGCAACGATCAGTTCGAGGTCGAATACGGTGCGGCCGAGGATAAATGGGTGCACCGCCCGAACCTGGACGGCCCGCGTGGTGATGCCCGCCTGTTCTACGCGGTTGGGCGTCTGGCCAACGGCGGTTACTCGCTGACCGACCCGATGACGGTCGCGGACATGGAGGAGCATCGAGACAAGTTCGCCATGGCCAAGACCCGCGAAGGCAAGATCATTGGTCCGTGGTCGGATCATTTCGACGCCATGGGCAAAAAGACGATGCTGTTGCGGCTGATGGCGTTGATGCCGAAGTCGACGGAGATTCAGCGGGCCATCGACAACGACGGCAGTGTGCGCCTGGATCTTTCTGAGGGTGCGATCGACAGTCCGACCCATATCGACGGTGAGGTTGTCGGTGAGCCGGTGGACGAACCGACACCCGAGCGGGAGTCAATCGATGTTCGCGGCCCAGTCGAGGACGTCATGATGGCGACGGGTCAGCAGCTGGCCCGGCTGGCGCAGATCCGGAAAGAGCAGGGCTTCGCCGCTGACGATTCCGGCTGGTTCGACTACGTGCTGTCGGCTACCCAGGCACGGGTCAGCCGGGATCAGGATCTCACGCAGGAGCAGGCCCAATCGTTGATCGGCATGTTCGACGAGGACGCGGCGAAGTGAGCGCGACATTCACCGCGGTCGATACCTACACCGTCATTCACTGTGGCCATGAGGGTTGCGGAGTTCCGTTCGCGCTCAATGACGAATTCATTCGCCAGCGCCGGGAGGACCACAGGACCTGGTATTGCCCGAACGGACACAGCCGGTACTACCCGCAGAAGAACGAGACGGAGCTGGCGAAGGCCCGGGCCGCGCGTCTTGAGCGGCAGCTCGCTAACCGCGAGGAAGACCTGCGCGCAGCGAAAGCGGCGCACGCGGTCACAAAGGGCAAGTTGACGAAGACCCGCAACCGCATCGCCAAGGGCGTATGCCCCTGCTGCAACAGGTCATTCGTCAACCTCGGCAAGCACATGGCAGGCCAGCACCCGGACTTCGGTACCGCTGAAAACGCCAGCACCACAACTCGATAACCATCCTCGGAAGGAACACACCAACCATGTCTGTGACATTCAACCGTGCACAACTGATCAACGTCGCCAACTCTGCGCTCGCCGCGCATGAACGCGCTCGGGTCGACTACATCAAGGCGTGCGATAAGTACCGCGCCGACCACGCCCGCCAGCACGACAACACCGCCAAACTCCGAGTTGTCCGCGACTGGCTCACGGCCCAGCTGAAGAAGGGCGGTCCGATCGCAGAGCCCGGCAGCGACATTCTGGGCGGCGGAAACTTCCGCGGCCTGTTCTACACCCCGCCAGGCAACTACGACGTCCGTGATTCTGTGGTCGAGCCGGATGGGCTGCTCTCGCCGGCAGAAGCCATTGAGACACGGTCGCTGCTCAAGGTGCTGGAGGCCGCTACCGGCGACACCGTGAGCGCCGCCGAGCTGAAGCTACTGGGACTCAAGAACCTGCAGCCGGTGTTCACCGCAGCGGCGCGGGAGGCGGGCAAGTGAGCATCATCGCTGAGACGACCAAGCTGATCGATGGATTGACAGATGGGCTGGCGACAGCTCGAAGCGGCACCGACGGCGTCCACCTCGTTACCACGCGTGCGCCGTGGCGCGACGAGCCCGGCGACGTTGATCTGCTGGCCGTGACCTCCACCAACCGGTATGTGCTGGGGCACACGTGGTTCCCGGTGGACGGTCACATCGACCCCATGGTGTGGCCCCGTAGCTCGGCGGGTGATGCGTTGGCGCTAATGAAGTCGTGGTCGAAAGGTAAGGGCAAGGACCACACCACGCACATCGACATCACACTCGCTGATCCCCCGGAGAACGCGAAGGACGATGAGCACCCCGGCTGGACGGTGACACTGTCGGAGGCGCCCGCATTGTTCGACTCGGACAACAAGTTCGAGTTCCATGCCCACCACGGTGACCGGTTCCCGATCAGCATCGTGCACCGCATCTACACCGGCCAGTTCGTGACCAAAGAGGACTACGTCGAAGTGCCGATGACGTCGTGGTCCGCGACCGTCCTGGCGCCGCTGGTGGAGATTGCGAAGCGCCGCAACATGAACATCAAGATGTTCCGGTCGCCGGAGCGGCTGGTACAGCTCGTGCAGATCGGCGACACATGGATCGGCATGGCGGTGCCCGCCACGCCGCTGCCGGGTGAACCGACCGACGGACCCGATATCGAACCCGTCCTGGCCCCCGACGACGGACTACTCGCAGCGCTGCGTGAAATGAAGAACAACGGCATCGAGGTGTCGGTGGATGGGGCAAACGGTCCTGTCGGGCAGGCGATCGCAGATGCGGTGGATCAGCTCGCCATCGACGACGACAACCTGCTGCGGCAGGCCGTGGAGCTGGTGGTCTCAACACAATTCGTGTCGGCCGCCAACCTGCAGCGCAAGCTCAAGGTCGGATTCGGCAAGGCCCAATGGATCCTCGACGAGCTGGCCGCAGCGGGAATCGTGACTGCCGCCGAGGGTTCCAGCGCACGTAAGGCACTGTTCGGGCCCGCTCAGGTGGCCGACGCACTCAAGGCGCTCGGGAATGTGAGCGAGCAGTGACGACGCCGACGCTGCTGAACACCTCGGATGCGGTGTTTTTCGTTCCGGGCAAGCCCGCCCCTCAGGGCAGCAAGAAGCATGTGGGTCGCGGCATCTTGGTTGAGTCGTCGAAAGAGGTTGGGCCGTGGCGCGAGCGGGTCGCGTTGGTCGCTCACGGGGCGATGGCGGGCCGCCCCATATTCGCTGGGCCAGTGTCGGTGACGTTGCAATTCGTTCTGCCACGGCCGAAATCCGCGCCCAAGACCCGGACGCCGGCGGCGACCAAGCGGCCCGACTTGGACAAGCTGGAACGCGCGATCCTCGACGCCCTCACCGACGTGTGTTTCTCCGACGACTCGCAAGTGGTGAGCCTGTCCGGCTACAAGCGGATCGCCGAGCTGGGGGAGACGGCCGGGGTCGAGGTCCGCGTAGAGGGCTTCGGATCATGAGCCTGAGGTGGCGCGGACACAGCGAGATCATCGGTGCCCTTGTCGCAGTCGGGTTGCGCGGCACGTACGTGGTTCAGAGCGTCGGCCGCGAATGGATCCTGCAGGGTGTCGGGCACGACGGCCTGCCCATGCTGGCATTGCCCGCGGAAGGTAAGGCGTTCGCCGCGTTGGACACCGCGCAGCTCTACGCCATCGAGCTCGACAGCGCGCACGCCGAAGCCCAGGCATCGGGGGTGTGACAGTGGCGCAACTCGGAGACACCCTCAACGCGATCGACCGCGGCGCAGTGCTGGGCATCCTCGGCGCGGCCGACGCGGTGCTGGCGACCAAGCAGCTCGCTGAACGACAGACCGCGGCGATCAACGCGGTTCGAGAGCTGCACTGCCGCATCCCGCTCTTGGGCCATGGAACCGGGATCGAGGCATGGGAATGCGAAGGCTGCGGCATGTTGCACCCGTGCCCGACCATCCTCGCGATCGACGAGGCAGGTGCGTGATGAGCGCACGAACGCCGACCCACCAACTCTCCTACTTCATCAGCAGCTGACCAGAAACCCGAGAGAGGCAATCGCAGTGAACCGCATACCCGGCCACAACCTGTTGAACTTCGCCAGCCAGATCGATGACAACACCATCGAGCAGGCCAAGGAGACGGCGTCCATGCCGTTCATCCACCCCCACGTTGCACTCATGCCGGATGCGCACAGCGGCAAGGGATCTGCGGTCGGCACCGTCATCCCCACTGTCGGCGCGGTTATCCCGGCAGCGGTCGGGGTCGACATCGGGTGCGGCATGATCGCGGTGCGCACCGCCTACGTCGGTGCCCATATCGACGGCCGGGACTTGTCGAAGCTGCGCGCCTCGGTGGAGTCGGCCATCCCGCTATCCCCAGGCAACTACAACCGGAGCCTGGACCGGTTCGACTTCACTGCCGAGAAGATCGCCGCACTTGAGCACATGGCCAATTACGCCGTTGATCTGTCGCACTCGCCGAAGTGGCGCGAGCAGCTGGGCAGCCTCGGCGGCGGCAACCATTTCATCGAACTGTGCGTCGACAACTACGAGCGGGTGTGGCTATTCCTGCATTCCGGCTCGCGCGGTGTCGGCAACAAGATCGCCCAGAAGCACATCAAGGTGGCGCAGGACTTGTGCAAGCGCTATTGGATCGATCTGCCGAACCGTGACCTCGCCTACCTGGCCGAGGACACCGACGAATTCAACTCGTACATCAAGGAATTGATTTGGGCGCAACGATTCGCGCTGCTCAACCGCGCCGAAATGATGGATCGCTTTCTGCGGGCGTTCGCACACTGGATGGGCGCCGACCCGACCAATGCCGACGATATGGCCGACATCGAGGTGGAGCGCATCAACTGCCACCACAACTACACCGCCAGGCAGAAGATCGGCAATATCGACGTGTGGCTGACCCGCAAGGGTGCCATTGACGCCAACGAGGGTGTCATGGGCGTCATACCTGGCTCGATGGGTACCCGCTCATATGTGGTGCGCGGCAAGGGCAACAAGGCCGGTCTGTGTTCGGCGCCGCACGGTGCTGGGCGCCGGTTCTCGCGCACAAAGGCCCGTGAACTGTTCACCGCCGACGACCTGGCCAAGGCCATGGTCGGTATCGAGTACCGCCACGGTGAGGCATGGGTGGATGAGATTCCACAGGCGTACAAGGACATTGACGTTGTGATGGACGACGCCGCAGACCTGGTCGAGGTAGTCGCAGAGCTGCGCCAGGTCATGAATGTCAAGGGGCAGTGATGGGCAACCCGATCTGCATCTGCGGTGACCATCTATCTCAGCACGTCGGAGACATCAACCCCAAGTCGGTTCTGTCCGATTGCCCCGGATTCGAAGCCGACCCGAAAGTGAACGGAGACAACGAATGACTGTCTACTGCTACGACACCGAGTTCCTGGAAGACGGTAAGACGATTGATCTGATCTCGATCGGCATCGTTTGCGAGGACGGGCGCGAGTACTACGCCGTCAACAGCGAACTACCAATCGACCCGATCCGCAAGAACGCCTGGCTGATGACGAACGTCATTCCGCACCTACCCATCACTGGCGGCGCGAGCCTCGAACGCTGGCTCAAGCACTCCAGGAACTCCTACCCGCAACCGAGCGTAGACCTTGTCGACGTCGACCGGAAAGACGCACGGGTAAAGCCGAAGTGGGTTATCGCCAACGAAGTCCGTGAATTCCTAGTCGCTGATGGATTCTTGCCGGAACTGTGGGCGTACTACGCCGCCTACGACCATGTGGCGTTCGCTCAGCTATGGGGGCGAATGTTGGATCTGCCTACAGGTTTCCCGATGTATACGCGTGACCTCGTGCAGGAGATGGACCGACTTGGCGTCAGCAAAGACGCTGTCCCACAGCCTGAGAACGCGCACGACGCGCTGGCTGATGCCCGCTGGAACATTGCCATGTTGCACAAACTGCGCGCGGCGGCGGCCGAGCCCGCGACGGTGCCCTTCTGATGGCGGCCGATCCTCTGTTCGCGGCTGCGCAGCTGCTCGAATCGCGCGGCCACGCCGTAGTAGAGCTGCCGAAACCGGTTGGGGTCAATGGGACCGACAACACAGTGTGGCTGCGCGACCCATACATCGTGCAGGAATTCAACGGCGACATAACCATTTCCGACAGGCTGGGTATCGACGCCGATGAGCTGGAAGATGTCGCCGCCGCGCTGCTCGCCGCCAGCCGCCGGCACCAGGAGGAGGCACGGCGATGGGGTGCCGGATGAGTAGCGGCACCTCGATGTCTGAACCCGCTATCCGGGTGCTGTCTCTTGGCGCTGGTGTCCAGTCGACGGTGTTGGCGCTCATGGCGTGCGACGGCACGCTGCCTGGTCTGGACGCGGCGGTGTTCGCCGATACCGGGTGGGAACCGCCCGCAGTCTATGAGCAGGTGGACCGGCTCGCCGCCGAGCTTGCCCGCGTTGATATCCCGTTGTACCGGGTGTCGTCGGGGAATCTGCGGGCCGACACCCTCGATCCGGATCACCGGTTCGTGTCGGTGCCATGGTTCACCTTGGCGCCCAAGGCTACCGAGGTGCCTGTTTATGGCGTATGCGCACCCTGCGGCGGCTCCGGCCGTGGACCATCTGACGAGCCTGATTCATGCTCGGTGTGCGGTGGCGACGGCCGTGGGTCGATCGTGGGCACCAGGCTAGCCACTGCCACTGAACGGCACGGCATGGGCCGTCGCCAGTGCACCAGCGAGTACAAGCTCAAGCCGATCAAGGTCAAGGTGCGCGAGCTGCTGGGCTACCCGCATCCGACACCGGTGCCGCGTGATGTGTTCGCAGAGCAGTGGATCGGCTTCTCTACCGACGAGATCCACCGGGTGCGCAACCGCTTGGATGTGAACTACTCCCGGCCGCGGTACCCGCTGCTCGATCTAGGCATGTCCCGCAAGGACTGCCAACGCTGGCTAGAGCGCGCCGGATGGGGCCACACCGCCAAGAGCGCCTGTATCGGGTGCCCGTTCCACGGCAATGCCCAGTGGCGGTACATGTACGAGCGCCGCGACATCTGCGCGACGTGCGGCCACACCCGCGACGACCACTGGCGCGGGTTCGACGAACCCAAGGCATGCGCGCATCTGTACAACCGGGACCAGCCCGAAGAGATCGCCGATCTGTGCATGTGTAAGCGGTTCCACTCCCTCTGGGATGACGCGGTCGATTTCGACCGCCGTATCCGCAAGGGCGGCGCCTCGGCTAACCCACTCGACGGCGAGGCGTTCCTGCACCGCTCACGAGTTCCGTTGGACCTGGCACCAATCGACCGCGTGACACGTGCCGAGTACGCCGACATGCAGCTCGACCTATTTGAGGACGGTGACCCGGACGGCTGCTCACCGTACGGCTGCCGCAGCGGGGAGGTGGCGTGATGCCCGTCCGCCCGGAGAACCGCGATCGTTGCCCCAACGAAACGTAAGGAGAAGTGAATGTGCACAACGGTTGTGCCTCGACTCATCACATTCGAGACCGAAGAGCACCTACACGACCATGCCGAGCGGCTGAACCAAATCGGTGTCGATCCCGACGTTCCGATCATCGACGCGAACGGTCACGCTGTCCTGGCCTGTCGCACAGCACCCGGTGGAGACGGGTGGGGTTTCGAGTACTACTCACCGGGCGAGGACGGATTCATGCCTTGCATCCACCCCGCCGGGTCGGACTGCTGCGGAGGCAACGATCGAACCGGCGAATGGAAACCGACATTCCCGGTGACGGGCCTGGTCTGCTACGACCTGTCTGGCACCGAAGGCCTCTGATGCTCATCCGCCCCGAGAACCGCGACCGCTACCCCAAGGACTGGCCCGAGATCTCGCGCCGCATCCGTTTCGAGCGCGCGCAAGGCCGCTGCGAGTGCGAGGGCGAGTGCCTGCGGGGCACACATGTTGACCGCTGCCCGAACGTCAACGGGCAGCCCGCATACGGCACCGGCAGCCGCGTGGTGCTCACCGTGGCGCACCTGAACCACACCCCTGAGGACTGCCGGGATAAGAACCTGCGCGCGATGTGCCAGGGCTGCCACCTGCACTACGACCTGGAGCACCACGCGCAGACGCGCCAGCGGGCACGCACGGCAGTTCTTGAGGCACAGATGGATTCGATGTTCGAGGGAGTGCAGTGATACCGGCCAATACTCCGTGCAAGTGGTGCGACACTCCACTCTCCGACTGCGACGGCGCGCGGCCCAACCGGAAGTGCTGCCCGGACTGCCGACACCACAAGCGGATTCAGCGTAAGCGCACTAAGGGTTGGCGGATGCCTGAGGGCGCTATCTACGTCGGGCGGCCGAGCAAGTGGGGCAACCCGTTCAGACCTGCCATGGTCATCAATCGCATCGCGATGAAGGTTCAGATCGTCCAGACCCACTGCCACTCGACCGCCCACGCAGTCGAGTGCTACCAGAAATGGCTCGACGGCACGCCATTCCTCGTTGGCGGTCATGACCTCGCGCCACAGCCACCGACTCTCGCAGAGATTCGAGCGGCGCTACACGGCCGCGACCTCGTGTGCTGGTGCCCACTCGATCAGCCTTGTCATGCCGACGTGTTGCTTGAGCTGGCCAATGGCTGAGCTGCCGCGGGTGCTGTTCACGTATGCCGAATGCCGCGCGCTGGGCCGCTGCACGTACTGCGGTTGGCATCCACCCACGCAGGGCCACCACCCGAATTGCCCACGCCCACAGAAACGGAAGGGACGTCGATGAGTCGGAACTGGCAGGCCCGCGCAGTGTGCCGGGACGAAGACCCCGAGCTGTTCTTCCCTGACCCGTCCGACACCGTGACTGCGCGGGCAGCCCAGGCGGTGTGCGCCAAATGTCCTGTGAGGCCGCAGTGCCGGGCCGCCGCCAGCGCGAGACGCGAACCGTACGGGATCTGGGGCGGCGTCAACCGCGAGCTGGACGCGGACAGGCGACGACGTTCCGCCTTTTCACCCCCGACGAATGAAATCAGCACACCGCCCACCATCCCGACCACCGCAGAGGCAGCACAGTGACGACCCGCGAGTACGCCAAAAACCTGTTCGCCCAATGGTCCGACGACGACTTCTGCAACCAGCCGATCTTCGACAAGTTGTTCTTCCAGGTCCTCAACGGGCAGCGCGCCGTGAATGCCGCCGGCATCCAGCCGATTAACTTCACCCGCTGGCGCAAGGCCATGCGCGACGGCGACCAGCTGCCCGCTGTGCGCGATCTGCAGGCTGCGCTGGTGCGCATGGAGCGCCGCGGTTTCGTGTTCACCGACGAGGACACGGGGGAGGTGTTGGTGCGGTCCCGGATCCGCCGCGACGAGCTGGATAAGCAGCCCACCATGTTCCTGGCCGCGCTGCGTCTCCTGGCCGTCATCGACTCGCCCAAGTTCGCCGCTGTACTCGCCGACGAGCTCGACCGTATGGACGTCCCGGATGTGAAGGGGGACAAGGACTACGCCAAGCGTCTGCGCGACTCCATCAACGACACCCACCGGGCGGCCCGCGCACACCTCAAGACCCTGGCCGACGGATACACGCAGCCGTTCCCAGAACCGTTCGACGGACTCACCGAGGGACCCTCCCAGGGACCCACCCCTAGACCCTCTTCGGGACCCTCCGAAGGACCCACCTCGGGAGGGTCTACGGGACCCACCCCGCGACCTGGGGAAACAGGACCCACCCCGGGACCCTCCCCGAGACCCACCCAGGGACCCTCGGGTTCAGGTTCAGGTTCAGGTTCTCTCACCTTGGTAACTACTCAAGTGGGGGGTACGCGTGCGCGCGCACACGAGACCGCCGAACCCACACCAGCACCAGACGAACCCCCCACACGATGCAAAGCCCACCGCGACAACCTCGACGCCGTCGAGGACAACTGCGGCCCCTGCGCCAACTTCCGCAAGGCACACGAACGCTGGACCGAACACCAAACACGCGCCCAAGCCCAAGCCAGGGCCGACGCCCTCCACCAAGCCGCCCAACTCCGCGCCCACGCCATCGCCACCTGCGACCTCTGCGACCCAGACGGCTACCTCCCCGGCACCAGCACCGTCTGCAACCACAACCCCACCCAAGCCGAAACCAACGCCCGCGGACGCCAACTCGTCCAAGCAGCCCTCCGCCGCACCGAGGCAGACACCGATGCGTGACCCCTACGACCCCTGGGCCGACGAACGCACACAAGCCCAACCCGACCTCACCGACATCGCCCAAGCCGAAGCCATCCGCAACTGCCACCTCTGCGACACCCACGGCCACCGAGACGGACTCCCATGCCGCCACATCGACCACGCCGCAGCCGCCAAACGAGGACTCGCCACCATCCGCGCCCAAATGGGCTGGAACACCCCCACAGGCACAACCACCCCACAAACCAGCCAAAAACCGCCCCACGACGCCACCAGCAGCCAAAAAACACCCCTGTAACTCACCCCCACCACACCAAAACCCCGAACCATCAACCACCCAGCCCAAACCCCAGCCAGCACCCCCAACAAAGAAAATCCACCACCATGCCGCCAGTCATGAACCGCCAAGGCTCAAACCAACGCGCCGAAAAAGCCTGGCAGCTCCACATCGCCGGCCGAACCTGGCGCGAAGTCGCCGAGGTCACAGGCTTCAAATCGCCCCAATCGGCCCAGAAAGCCGCCATGGCATGGCTCAAGAAGAACCCGCCGTCCACCCTCGAAATCGCGCGCCGCGCGAACGGTGACGGCATCCGCCAGGTTCGCGGAATGCTGATGGAGACCATGGCGAAGGCCAAGGCCAAGGGGGAGCACCGCACCGTTTCTGAGCTGGGCCGCGCCGTGCTCGACAGCTACGAGAAGGAGGCCAAGCTGTGGGGCCTGTTCGTCGTTGTGCCTGAAGAGGTCAACGTGAACGTCACGACCGCCGTGGCGGTGCTGGAGCGCGCGGAGGCCGAGCTACTGGCACTGGCTGCGGCCGGCCAGCCCGCTATCTCGGCGCAGCCCGTCATCGATGCCGAGGTGGTTGAGCCGTGACCGACCCGACAGAGCCTGCGCAGGACGCGATCAAGGCCGCGATGACGGTCGCCAAGGACGTGGCCGAGGGACGCTTGGACCCGGCCGCGTTGAACGCCGCGGTGGTGGCCGAGTGTCGCGAGCTGTTCGCGTTCGTGTCCGGGCCCGGAGATCCGTTGTGGGACATTCACGTCGAGGTGGCCCGCCAGGTGCTCGCTCTCGATGGCATCCCGGTTGATGAGCTGGCCGAGTGGCTGGCCGTGACCCGCCGGGCGCAGGGTGTCGAAGCGCCGGCCGATTCGTGGATGGCGCGCGTACTGGAGCAGCTGGCCGACGAGGACGACGAGGCCGAGCCAGTCTAACTGGGGTATACCCGTGCCAAACAGATTGAAGAATCGGCGATATCAGCGGTGAAATGCGTAAATACCGTCTAACAAGAGTGGTTGACTAATTGTTAGACAAGGTTCTAATGTGGTCTAGAACCTAGTTAGAAACGGAGAACTCATGACCACCGCCACGAAAACCACCGGCTACCTCACCAGCTTCACGACGACCTACCAGATCGAAGGCGTCACCGAAGCCCAGGCCGCGCGGATCGCCGCCGCTGTCCAGACCGCCCTCCAGGGCGCTCTAACCAACCTCGCCAGCGAAGAGGCCACCACTGCCGCCACGGCGAACGCCAGAGTGCTCGCGGTCCGAGTGGAGCGCCGCGGCGCACTGGTCGAGGAATACGAGGTCCGATGAGCGCTAGCGAGAAGCTGCAAGCCGCGATCAACGCCCACACCACGGCGCAACTGCTGTCCTACCTGGCCCACCTGGAGACCATGATCAGCGTGCCGGAGACGCGTCTGGTGGGTGCGCTGATCGCTGACACCATCACGGAGCGCGAGGGCATTGACGAGGCTCTGGACGCCGTGTTCGCCGACGAGGCGTTCACGGGCAGTTATCTCGACGCGATCCGCATCGCGCTGGCGGACCGGCGCGTGAAGCACCAGCGCACGGGCGTGGAGGGCATGTTGCTCAACGAGCGCGGCCGGCCCATCGCGATCGTCCACTGGGACAGCCAGCCGCTACCGACGTGGGCCGAATGGTCCGACCTCGAATGACGACAGGGGATGATGACCCGATGAGCGACACGAAAGCGGGGCAGCAGGTCGGCTACGTGCGGGTGTCGACGCTGGACCAGAACACCGAACGTCAGCTCGACGGCATCGAGGTTGATAAGCGGTTCGAGGACAAGGCCAGCGGCAAGGACACTGCCCGGCCGGCGCTCACCGAGGCGCTCGGCTACGTGCGCGACGGCGACACTTTGGTGGTCCATTCGATGGATCGGCTGGCGCGCTCGCTGGAGGATCTGCGGCGTACCGTGCGGGAGTTGACCGTTCGGGGTGTGCGGGTCCACTTCGTCAAGGAGAACCTGACGTTCACGGGCGACGATTCGCCGATGTCCACGCTGCTGCTGTCGATGCTGGGGGCGGTGGCGGAGTTCGAGCGGTCGATGATCCGGGAGCGTCAGCGCGAGGGCATCGAGCTCGCGAAGGCGAAGGGTGTGTACAAGGGCCGCAGGCCAGCGCTGACGGGTGAGCAGACAGCCGAAGTGTTGGAGCGGCTTGCGGCTGGTGAGCATCCGGTGGATTTAGCGCGCGAGTTCGGGGTGTCACGTGCCACCGTCTACAACGTGCGGGCGCGGGCCGCGGGCGACGAAGTAGCGGGGTGATTTGGTCTGTCTTTTGCTCGTCGTTGGGGCATAAGACGGGCCGACACGCCAGGAGGTTCCGTATGTCGGGAAAAATTTATTATTGGGGTTAGCCTGAGAGATAATCCACACGTAGCTCACAGGTTATCCACATGTGGCAATGGGTGTTTACCAGCTTGTTTTGGACTTATCCACAATTCTAAGAATCTGCGCTTTTCCACGGCGATTAGCCGGGTATCTGCCCCTGATCTGGGCTTTCAGCGTGCCCGCTAGTGTCGCTCGGGCAAATTACCTGTTTAGGATTTGACTCGAGCTGGAAGGATCCCAAGCCCGTGTGCCTGGGATGGCGACCGGGCCTGGGACCAATCACACTGCTTTGGGCGGCAGGGTGTTGACGGTACCAGTGTGGTGTCGAACCGCCAAAGCGGGACGGCCCTGCTTTGTCGCACCTTCCGGCTTGGTTCAGGCATGTGACCTGGGCAAAGTCAGGAGAAAATAGAATGTTGAAAACGAAAGTAGTTCGAAGTGTCGCCGCGGGTGTCGCGGTATTCGGCGCGTTCGCGTTGTCGGCTTGCAGTGCGGACGATTCGGGTAGCACGGACTACAACCAGATGAATACCTCGGTGAAAGTCAAGGGCCATGGCCCGGGCTGGGGGAGCGATGAGTTCGAGGGCACTGTGAGTGTGGATGCGGGCCCGACGTGCGCGACGGCCGATGATGGTCGTGTCGTGGTGTTCCACGTAAATGCGGGTGCGTCGAAGGGCGCGATTCCGACGGCCAATTGGAGGCTGCAGACCGGCAACGTTGAGCCGGTGAAGAACGGCAAGTTTGATCTGGGTTCGTTCGGTGGGCCGCTGCTTGGCTCTCCGGTCGATAACGCTCATGCGTGGGGCGACATCGTTTTCGCTGTCCCGCCGAAGACCGTTCCTACCGCGTTGGAGTTGTTCGGGGACTCGGATTCGTTCGGCAGTAGTGGTTCGGGCAAGCTGTTGGCGAGGTGGGCGACGCCATACGCGGAGAAGACGACGGCCATGTGCACCGGGGAGCTGTTGTCGGTGTCGACTGCTCCTACGACGACTCCGGCGTATCCGAGATAGTTGATCGGTGGCCCCCTTTCGGACGGTGGTTGGGGAAGACAGCCGTTTCGGAAGGGGGCCTATCCCCGGTGTCTGTTTGTGTGCGACGAGTTTTCGCGTTTGGATCTTGAAGCCTGAGTGGAGGCGATAGCGTGACGCCCGCCTCGGCAGGGTGCTGGGGCCGAGAGGGGTAATCGATGGCTGATGGTGATCTGACGAAAGAGACTCGGCAGGCGTTGTTGACGGCGATCAAGGAAATGGCTCCGAATGCGACGGCCTCGGGATTGCATGAATTGGCCTCGGCGTTCGCTTTGACAGTTGGTGCATATCCTCAGCAGTTGCCGGGATAAGTCTTAACGATCGCGAGCGGCGCAAGATGATTCGTTGGCCGCTCGCGATCGTTATCCGAGGAGCTGGCGGCCACGTGAAGTGCGTCAGCAGGGCTACCTTTTCGCAGGTCGCGCCCAGTGTGGTGGCAAAGAATCAAGATTGTTTTCTGGATCGGCTTTCGCCCCAGTTCAACGTGCTTTACCATGTTCCCCATGGCCTCCGGGGATATCGATTCAGGCAACCATTACAAGGCATACTGGTGTCGTGTACTGCAACATCAGCCCGGCAAGCCGGTAGTTCAGCGCGCACGTCAGCGGGTCCGTGCCGCATTGGTCGCGGTCGCTGTCCTCGCGGTTGGGGCTGGCAGCGTTCAGGTCGCGACACTGCACACGGCGCCGGGCAGTGGCTTCTCCACGCTGGCGACGGTGGGCGCGGAACCGACCGGCCCGCCGGGACCGACCGGTGGCATGACCGACGGTGGAGGTTCTCAGTTCCAGCCGCCCGCGCAACCGCCGTCAATGCCGGACTACCAGGGCGGCAACAACTTACCGCCTCTGGATCAGAACTCGGGCATATCAATTTATAATTCCGGCAATCCGCAAGCGCCACAGCAGTTTCCGGGTCAGCAGAGCGGGCAGCAGCCGCAGCAGAGCTGGGATCAGCCCGCGCACGGAACCCAGATGCCCAATTACTCCACGGCACCGGGGTACACCCAGGGGCCGGGCAAGCCGAATCCTGATTACCAGGCGCCGCAGCAGAATTCACCTCAGCAGGGTCAACAGTCCCCGCAACAGGGTCAGCAACAGCAGCAGCAGTCTCCGCAACAGAGTCAAGAGCAGCAGCAGAACCAGCCCGAACAACAGCAGCAGGAACAGCAGGACCAGGGTGATCAGCAGCGCCAGCAGCGCTGCCAGGCGATGTCGCAGCAGATGGACCAGTTCATCCAGACGGCCCAGCAGGTCGCCGATGTAGTTCAGCAGGTCGGGGATGCGGCCGAGGTCGTGCTGCCCAAGGGCGGCGGTGGATCGTTGGGGCCAGACGGGGAACGCTCGCCGGGCCGCTTGCCGACCCAGCCGCTTGAATGTGGGGACTGCCCGCCGGACAGGCTTCCGGAAGGTCTGCCTTGCGAAAAGGTGAAGGCCGGCCCGCTTCGGGGGCTGTGCAACCTGGCGAACATGATTGAGCGCGAGTGCGATCCGCGCGCCGGCGATCCCGAATGTGCGAACCAGGTGCCGGTATGCCTAAAGAAGGATTCCTGGCAGGCATTTCAACCTGAGATAATCGCCGAGAGAGACGAGTACATTAGGCTCGGGAAAGAGTTCATTCAGCGAAACGGTGGCGCCGTGTACAAGCGGGATATGACCCCCGAGCTGAAGGATAGGAAGAAACGAGAAACCGACGCAGCCAGAACCGCAGATCCTGCCAAGTATGCCGGAAAGCAGGTTGGGCATGGTCCCGACATGGTGTGGGGCGGTGGGCCAGGAAAGCTGGATGCGCGAGACCTCTTCCCGATGGACGGCCCGCTGAATCAATCCATCGGTGGGCAGTCAAATGCATTTGACACCGGATACAAAGCGACAGACTTCGTGAAGGGCGTGTGGTCAAGTGCACCGAAAATGAAAGACAAGCGGTGCGTCGCGACGGTGCCTGTTTTTTAAATGAACGGACGAGAAAATATGCCTTTTAGTCTGAATCCCGCTCGCTGGTCTGCCAGGAGTCGAAGAACCCTATATGTTCTGCTCTCTGTCGTCGCAGTTGCCGCAGCAGTAGCGGTTTCATACACTGCGGGAATGAAATACGAGGCGGGCAGGTTCGACAGCTCGGATGCACAGGTGCGGGCTGTAATTGAAGATTACGTGCAAGCGATGAACAGTAACGATCTGAACAAGATCAAATCACTTTCGATCGGACTTGCTGCAGATCAGCTCGGGGCTGGGTTTGAAGGCGGTACACAAGGCGTTTACTCGCAGAACATAATGCAGCGTATACCGATTAACGGTCCGATTCATATCGCCAAGCTGAATATTATATCGCGCGGCGAATTTGCCTATCTTGTCGAGGTATACACCAAATATGCCGACCAAGAAACACGCACGTATTACTATCCGGCCGCTAACGTGCGGTTCAGCATGTTCAATCTGCACGGACAGTGGAAAGTCATGGGAATCGATGAGTATATGGACTACAACATTGTCAAAGATGAGTAACCATTCAAAACTCTTCGGGGCGGCAATGCTTTTGGGAATAACCCTAACCGGATGTCAGAGTACGGACCGCGATCCGTCCACACCCCAGTCCTCCTCCCCAGCTGCATCGCCGACGAATTTCGCAGACATCTACGGACAATTCCCCTCCCCAGCGACCACCACCTCGGCGGGCGCTGACGAGGCACCCGTAGGTCGCTGCGTGAAAATCACGGGAAAATCCAAAGACGCCGCCCTAGCGCTAACTGACTGCAACGCGCCTGACACCACACACAGAATCATCCAGAGAGTCGCGACTCCCAACGAATGCGTCCGAGATGCCGATCGGCGCTACTACCGCAACACAGCAGCCGGCGAATGGACGGCATGCCTTGACATCTACTGGAACATCAACGACTGCCTCAGCGTCACAAACGAGGGAACTCACCGGGTGGCCTGCAACGATAGCGCGGCCCCAATCCGAATCCGCGCAACCAAACTGGTTCTTGGCGTCGCCAACGCCCAGATGTGCCCGGTCGGATACCCCCATCCAGTGCGGCAGTACACGATCTGCACCGAAGCGCAGGGCTGGCAATAGCACTCCAACTGCGCGCACCGTCATTGCGCAAACTATTCCTCTGTACCGAAACACAAAAGTAGGGCGGCTTGGTCGTCAAACTGCTGAGCTTCGCTCGGGTGCTGTTTATTGTGGTGTGGGTGGTCGAAATGGGGCTGTGGCTGTTCACTGATATTTCATTGTCGAGTGTCAACCAGTACCTGTTTCCGGCACTCATGCTGTGGGTTATCGCTGATGCCACCGTGAAAGCCGCACGGTCGCAATAAGAGCCCACGCTATGTGATCCGTTTCATCGTCTGCTGCCAGACTGCGGCGCGTGCCCGAATACACGCAGCTTGCCCTCGATGACCTGCACACTTTCACAGGCAACCCGCGCCGCGGTGATGTCAGCCAGATCGCCGTTTCGTTGACCAAGCACGGCCAGTACCGGCCGATCGTGGTGAACCGGGGCAGCCAGACCGGCCGCCGCAACGAGGTGTTGGCCGGGAATCACACGTTGATGGCTGCACGGTCGCTCGGCTGGAGCACGATTGATGTCGGGATCGTGGATGTTGATGAGGACACCGCGCGCTCGATCGTGGCGGCTGACAACCGGCTGGCCGACCTGGGTGAGTACGACACCTCTGATCTGTATCAGCTGTTGTCGTCGATCGAGGACTTGGGCGGAACCGGTTACGGGCTCGAGGATTTGTTGGCGATGGAGCGTGATCTGTTCCCGCCGGAGCCGTTGACTGACCCGGATGATGTTCCGCCGGCACCGGAGTCGCCGGTGTCGCGGCCGGGTCAGTTGTGGTCGTTGGGAGAGCATCGGCTGCTGGTCGGATCGGCGACCGATCTGGAGGGTGTGCGGGCGCTGTGTGGTGACGTGCAGCCGGATTGCGTGTGGACCGATCCACCCTATGGCGTCGACTATGTGGGGAAGACGAAGGCGGCGTTGCGGATCCAAAACGACGTGACTGGTGGGCTGTTCGAGCTGCTGAAGGCGGCGTTCGATGTGGTGGCCGCGGTGGCCCGGCCGGGCGCCCCGGTGTACGTGGCTCACGCCGACACCGAACGCACAACGTTCGAGTCCGCGATGGAAAGCGCCGGGCTGCAAGTGCGACAGAACCTGGTGTGGGTGAAGAACATGATGGCCCTTGGCCGTTCGGACTACCAGTACCGGCACGAGCCCATCCTGTACGGGTTCGCCCCGGGCGGCGAGGGCCGATTGGGTCGCGGCGGCGAGCGCTGGTTCGGCGACAACAAGTCCACCACGGTGTTTGAGGTGGACAAGCCCGCCCGCAACGCCGAACACCCGACGATGAAGCCCGTGGCGTTGATCGACGCGATGCTAGCCAACAGCCTGCCCCCGGGCGGCGTGGTGCTGGATCCGTTCTCCGGCTCGGGGTCCACGTTGATCGCCGCCCATGGCCGCCAGTCCCGGTGCTTCGGTGTGGAATTGGATCCTCGATATGCCGATGTGATTCTGCGGCGGTTCGAGGAGCACACGGGCATCGCTCCGGAGCTCGACGGTGATCCGGTGTCGTTCTCGGGCGCAGCCTGACCTCATGTCCGCGGTGTTGAGTTTGGCGGCTGCCCGGTATGTGCGGGTGGCACGCTCCCGCCGACGGCCGGGGAGCCCTGCTGAGTTGGCGCGCCGGCTTGACGCGAAGTTCCGTGTGACACCGACGATCCGGCTGCTGTCGGACCTCGCGGTGCGATCGGTCAGGGAGCCGGATCAGCGAGATGTTGTCAGCACTCCGCCGCGGACGGGGAAGTCGCAGTCGCTGGCGATCTGGACGCCCGCCTGGGCGTTGGGCGAAAACCCGGATCTGAAGATTGTGATCGTGTCGTACTCGGATGAGTTGGCGCAGACGCATTCTCGTGAGGTCCGCAAGATCATCAACGAGCACTCCGAGTTCCTGGGATACCGGCTGGCGCGCGATAAGACGTCGGTGGGTCAGTGGCGGGTGGAGGGCCACGAGGGCGGCGTGCTGGCCACTGGTATCAACTCGGGTGTGACGGGTTTCGGCGCCGACCTGATGATCATCGACGACCCGGTCAAGGACGCCGCGGAAGCCGACTCGAAGGCGCATCGGCGGCGTGTGCTCAACGAGTACCAATCGACGTTGTCGACGCGTGTGCACCCGGGCGGCTCCGTCGTAGTGGTGATGACACGCTGGCATGAGGAAGACTTGGCCGGGGCGCTGATCAAGCAGGAGCCGGACCGTTGGCGGCGCACTAACATCCCCGCCGTCTCGGACCCGAAGATCCCCGACGCGCTCTGTCGGCCTGCTGGAGTGGCGATGATCAGCGCGTTGGGCTTCACGGCCGAGCATTTCGCGGCGACACGGCGCACCGTGGGGGAGCGGGTGTGGTTCGCACTGTACTGCGGTGAGCCGAAGAACCCCGAAGGTGGTTTGGTCAAGCAGAAGTGGTTGGACGATTGGCGGCTCCTACTCGCACCGTCGCGGCCGGTGTTCACCGTGGTGGCGGTAGACCCATCCGATAGCGGGTCGGGCGACTCGTGCGGTTTGGTCGCCACGTCGCTCACCGGGCAGGGCGTGGTGGCGTTGATCGCCGACAAGTCCAAGCCGATGACATCGGACGAGTGGGCGCGTGAGTCCGTGCAGTTGGCGATCGACGTGGGTGCCAGCGAGATCGCGGTGGAGGGGTTCGCGGCCCGCGAAACTTACACGCGGGTGGTCAAGGAAGCGATCACCCGCGCCGAGGAGAACGGCGCACTGAACCGGCCGATCACGGTGTCGTCGTGGCCGCCGAAGGGCCGACCGCGCGTGGGCGATGCGGTGGCGCGCTCGGCAGCGCTGTTGCAGGCTTTGGAGGTCGGGACGTGCCGCCTGGCCGGGCATTTCCCCGAGTTCGAGGCAAAGGCGGTCGCGTGGCAGGCTGGCCAGCATCAGCCGGACAACTTGGCGGCGTTGGTGATTGGGCACGATGTGTGTGTGCATTCGGCCGGCCTGGAGTGGGACATCTCAGCGCCGCTGGTCGACGGCGCACTCGGCCCGACTGCTCGCACTGCTGACTCCGCTGGTTCGGTGGTGGACCTGACCGATTGGATGTCACGCAAGGTCGGCTGACGTCACCGTGCGGAGGTACTTTCCTGGCTATGGCCTCGGAAACCATCGATGGACGTTTGGCGGCTCTGCCGGACGCGGCGCTCGGCTTCGCGCTCGGTGTACGTGTGGGCAGTCCGCAGTCGGTTGCGAACGTCGGGCAGGTGTCGACGCTGATCGTCGAGTTGCAACGCCGCGGTGTGTACCAGGACATGCTGGCGGTGTTGGATCCTGAGTTGGCAGCGCGGATCGAGTTGTTGGACAGCGCTGATCGCGGCCAGCGCTGGGCACGGACAGGCAGGCGATGATGGAGTTAGCGCGAGGCGGTCCGATCGCTGGGCCTGATCCGACACCGATCTACACCGAGACTATGCGGTGCTCCGCGAACTGGGGAGGCTATGTGATTCCAGCCGGTGCGGTTTCAGAGGCGGCGGTGCGGCTGATGGCCCGTCTCGATGAAACGGTGACTCAGATCACCGGCAACGTAACGGTTTAGGGTTTCGGCGCGTTCTGAATCGTGTGCCACTGGTCTGCCGGTTTACCGTGGCGTTTGTGTGGTCGATGAAGTCGATTCCGGTGGGCGCGGTTTGACGACGCCGGAGCGGTGGGAACCCGATACACAGATGGTTGCGGCGGTGCTTTCGTCCCCGAAATCGTTCCGCAAGATGACCGAGATGTGCGATCAGGACCGAGCCTGGCTCGTTGCTGGACTCACGGCCGCGGGTATGACGGCCCAAGACATCGCTGCTCGAACTGGCTGCAGCTTGCGCCTCATCCGCGCGATTCGCGCCGAGGACATGACGCAGGCGTTCGTGGTCGCGCAGCGGGAGGCACGCGAGGTCAGCGACGAACTGCGTTTGGAGCGTATCGAACTCACGGCCACCCGACACGAGGCGGATCAGTCCAGGGCCGAAGCGGCGCGTCTGCGCACGCAGATAGATCAGCTTATCGATGCCCACCTGGCTGGGACTCTCTCGTTGTTCCGTTGCGGGCACGCGCAAGTCAAGTACAACGTGTACGAGCATGGCGGCCGCAAGTTCTGCCGCGAATGCGCGCGACTCCGCAAGCAGGAGCAGCGTAAATCTAAGCGTCTAGCTGCGGTGTCCTAATTCTGTAGGACAGTTTCAGCGGAATCGGTTTCACCCCTTGGTCTTAGCGTCGCGACCATGAACCTTGGTCTCGGACTCACCGTGCTGATCCTGATCATTTATGTGCTCGCTGTGATGCGGCTCGTGCGGCTGATCAACTACGACACCATCCTGGATCCTGTGCGGCTGTGGATCGCTCACCGCGCGAATCTGGCGATGATCGCTGCCGATGAGGCGCGAACGGCCGGCCATCCGGTCACCGCGCAATCGCACACCCGCCGGATGGCGCGCTGGAACCTGCTGGCCGAATTCCTCGGATGCCCCTGGTGCGTGGGGTTTTGGCTGTCGCTGGCTGCCGCGGTGGTGCCAGTGCATATCATCGGCTGGCCGTGGTGGGCTGTGTTCGGTGTGGCGCTGGCTTGTTCGTATGCCGTCGGGCTGGCCGCGCCGCTGACGGCCGACGAATTGGAGATCGTCAGCCGCGACGCCGAGGCCGGCCAGTAAACACCCTGCACAGTTACCGTCTGCGACGTGGCCGCCCCAGACTTGCGTGTTGTTCGACGCCGTAGAGGCGACGCGTTGACGGCCTCTGCGCCGCGCGCCTTGACCGCAGCGAGCACCCCTGTAACCAACTCGGCCCAGATCTTCCAGGCCGGATCGGTCGGCCGCCGGAACAACTGGCAGGCCGAAGCCTGGGAGATGTACCGGGCAGTCGGCGAGCTGCGCTACTACGTTGGATGGCGGGCCAACTCATGCTCACGAGTCCGATTCGTGGCCTCCGAAATCGACGCCGACAGCGGTGAGCCAACCGGAAGCATCGCCGAGGACAACCGTGAGGGACAACGGGTCACCGAGATCGTCCGCAAGATCGCCGGCGGCAGGCTAGGGCAGTCGCAGCTGACTCGACGGGCCGCCGAATCGTTGACGGTCCCGGGTGAGCTGTGGATCGCGATCCTGATGCGGACCGAGGGCACCGACCAAAACCAGAGGCAGGTGGCCAAGTGGTATGCGGTCACGCGCAGAGAGATTGAACAAGGCTCACGAAGCAACACCGTGACGATCAAGCTGCCTGACGGCACAAAGCACGTGTTCGATCAGAGCAAGGGCGACGGCATGTTCCGGGTGTGGAACCCCGACGCCGAAGACGCTTCACTGCCTGACTCGCCTGTGCAGGCGTGCTTGGACTCTCTGCGCGAGATCGTGCGCACCACGAAAAAGATCAAGAACGCGGACAACTCGCGCCTGCTGAACAACGGACTGCTGTTCGTGCCGTCGGAAGCAACATTGCCCGATCAGCAGTCGCCGGTGGCGGCCGATAAACCCGGCGACTCGGCTCCGCAGCTGCAACCAGGCCGACGAGTCGCAGCCTCGCTGCAGCAGATGATCGTTCAGGTCGCCGAGACCGCGTCCAAGGACGAGAACAGCATGGCCGCCCTGGTCCCGATTGTGGCGGCTGCGCCTGGCGATCACCTGGCGAAGATCAATCACCTTGAGTTCGGCAAGGACGTTACCGACACGGCGCTGAACACTCGGGAGAAGGCGATCGCCCGGCTAGCGACAGGGTTGGACATGTCCCGGGAGCGGCTGCTTGGTCTGAGTACTGGAAACCATTGGTCCGCATGGGCTATCGATGATCAGGACGTGCAAGTGCACGTCAAGCCCGTCATGGAAATCATCTGTCACGCGATCTACGAGTCGGTTCTTCGCGGGATGTTGATCGATGAGGGAATCGACCCTGACAAATACATTCTCTGGTACGACGCATCGGCCCTGACGTCCGATCCGGATCTGACCGACGAGACGAAGGACGCGTTCGAGAAGGGCGCGGTTACAAGCGAATACCTGGTACGGACCTATGGGATTCCTGATGACGCAATGTATGACTTCACCAGTTTGGAGGGCTGGCAGCAGTGGGCGCAGGACAGGGTGAGTCAAGATCCCACGCTGCTGCGTGAACTGCTGCCCCTACTCGATAGTTCGGTGCAGGGCATCGAGTTCCCTGAGCCCGTCGCAGCGCTGCCGCCCGGCCAAGGCGACGGGGAAGATGACACATCGGGTGCTGAGCAGCAGCAGGAACCGGACACCGAGGACAACGGCAGCGGTGTGCAGGCCAGCGCACGGGCCAACGTGGAACTTGCGGTGGTGGATCTGATGGTGGGCCGCGCCCTCGAGTTGGCCGGCAAGCGACGCGTCCGCACGAACGATCGGGAGCAGCACGCGCGGCTCAAAGGCATCCCGACGCACGAGTACCACCGCTTCATGGGCCCGGTCGACGAGCCAGAGGTACAGCGGTTGATCAAAGGGTGGGACAGCATCATGAGCGAGTCAGCGTTGTCGCGTTTGGGTATTGACCCCGATCGGGTGCGGGCCGCAGTAGCGCGGGCTGCACGTAAAGAACTGACATCGCAGGTCATCGACGGACAGGTCGGCTGATGGCTCACATCGACAAGACGCACCCCGGCAAGGTCGTTGCCTACGAAGGCGAGGCGAACGCGAGCTACTACATCGAGAGCCGTCGGGTAATTGTCGTGGCCGATTCTGACAGCTTCGCCGACGTATTGGCCGCAGTGACGGCTCTCAGGGACGAGGTGTGCTGATGGACATCGCATCCGCGATTGCGCTGGCAGGGCTGGCGCACATGGTGGGGGATTACGTCATTCAGTCCGACTGGATGGCCCAGGAGAAGACAAAACGCTGGTGGCCCGCTATTGCGCACGCAGTGACCTATGGGTTGCCGTTCGTGTTCATCACCCAGTCGGCGCTTGCGCTGGTGGTGATCGTCGGTACGCACGCGGTGATCGACCGTTATCGGCTGGCGCGGCATGTGGTGTGGTTCAAAAATCAGCTGGCGCCGCGGGCGTTCCGGCCGACCCGCACCGCGACGGGGCACGGCGCCGATCGCCCCGATTGGCTTGCGGTGTGGCTGCTCATTATCGCCGACAACGTGATTCACATGCTGATCAACGTCGCGTCGGTGGTGTGGCTCTGATGTGGCCGGAGCGTGGTGAGGCGCTGTCTCGGACGATCGAGGCCGAAGCGGCGATCAGTGACTTGTACGCGGAGACGTTGCGGCGCTGGGCACCGGAGGCGCGCGCCGCTGTGCTGCCCGCACTGACTGCGGCAGCTGCGTTACCCCCGGACCCTGACGCCGTCTCACAGACCCAAAGCATGTGGGACCAGCACTCCGAAGCCATCATCATGACTGGCCTCGGCATCTTGTGGGCGGCATCGGTGTACGAAGCCACGATCGGCCTGGGCGGCGCGGTCGCCGACGTGGTCGTGCCCGACCTCGACACCGTGGTGCTAGCCATCGTGCTCGGCTCGCTGCTCATGTCCGGCAAGGAAATCGCTGCCGCCGTCGCCCATGTCGAAGCTAACCCGGCGCTCGCCGCTGCGCGCGATGACTTCCTGGCCAGCCGCCGCGACAATATCGCGGCTACACCGGCGATGGTGCGCGCCAAGATGGAAGCCGCGCTCGCCGAGCCGACGCTGACCTTGTCAGTGACCCCCGAGGACCGACCGGAGGTGTTGCGCGCCAGGGCTGCCGAAGTCCTGGAGCCATCGTCAAACGAAATGCGCGACCTGGCCCGCCAGCGCGGGTACCAGGCCGCCGATGTGCTCAACAACGCGGTTGTCGCCGCTGCGGCGCAGTCGGAAGAGTCCGCAGGGCTGGAGAAGACCTGGATCTGCACCCTCGATGGCAAGACCCGGCCGACGCACTGGGCCGCTGACGGGCAGCGAGTGCCGCTCAAGGGTCACTTCACCGTTGGCGGTGAGCAGCTGTTTGTCCCCGGGGATATGTCGGCGTCGCCCGCGGAGTGGAAGAACTGCCGGTGCCGCGTCGGCATTCTCGCGGCCGGCGAGGAGCTGCCCGACGAGGTTGATCGGCACACTGAGCGCCTCGACGGTCGGGATTCGGTGGCAGTCAATCGTGATGGGCGCACCCAGGCAGAGGAAATTGAGCGCCGAGACAAGGCGGGTAATGTGCGTGCCCGTGACACCGAGGACGGTATCGGGCGCGTGGCGTCCGGCGGCTGGGCCGCATCGAGTGAACAGGAGTACGAAATGGCTGAAGACACAGAGACCTATTTGACGTTCACCGACGCGCTATTCGCGGTGACCGGTACTCCGACGTCCGATGGTCGGATGCTTGCAGCCGACATCGAGTTGACGTTCCGCGACACCCCTATGCCGTTGCAGTGGTGCGAGAAAATGGAAGGCGGCCACTACGGGTCCGTCACCGTGGGAGTCATTGAGGCGATTCGGTTCAAAGACGGCGAGGTTCGTGCGGATGGCTACATGCTCAACAACGACAACGCCATCAAAGCGATCGACCTAGTGAGTCATGGTGTGTGCAATCCGTCCGTGGATCTGGGTGATGTCACGATGGTCGCCACCTACGAAGACGGCACAGTAGTGACAGAGGAAAACTACGACCCTGACCGCGAGATATTCGCCACTACAACGGCTGCCGAAGTACTCGCCACCACCATCGTGGCCATCCCTGCATTCGGGCAGACAAGGTTTGCCCTGAACGCCGAACGCGAGGCGCGCGACAAGGCACTGGTTGCGTCGATGGCCGCGAAATTCCAACCACGCGTGTACGCCCCGGTCTTGTTCTCCGACCCCGGGCTCGCTGGACCCACTCCGCTGTCGATCGACCCCGAAACGGGGCGGATCTTCGGACATGTAGCCACCTTCAATGAAAAGCATCGTTCCGTTGGCCTCGGGCATATCTCGCCTCCGCGGTCGCACACCGGGTATGCACATTTTCACTCGTCGCCGCCGGTGCGCCTTTCCGATGGCACTGAACTATCGGTGGGTCGGCTGACCGTGGGCATCGGACACGCACCGGTGTCTGGAGTGAGCAACGCCGAAGCTCAGGCGCACTACGACAACGCCGAGGCGTGCTTTGCGCTCGTACGAGCCGGAGAAGACGCCCACGGCATCTGGGTGTCGGGTGTCGCAGCTCCGTGGGCGACACCGGCCAAGATCGAGATGGGCTTGGCCGCGCCCTTGTCCGGCGACTGGCGCCCATACGGCGGAAACCTCGAACTCGTTGCCGTGCTGGCAGTCAACACACCAGGATTCCTGTGCCGCAGAACAACCGACTCACAAGGCAACCCGTTGTCGTTGGTGGCTTCCATGTCGCCGCGCCCGGGAGCGCCCGGCACTACAGCGCTGTCTCGCGATGACATCAAGGCTGCCGTAACCGAAGCTTTGGCCGAATCCGCCCATGCTGCCAAGCGGGCCGCGCTGCTCACGCGTGCGACATTGGCCGTTGGGGATCCGCCGCCGGAGCCATCGCCGGCTGAGCGGATGAGCCAACTGCTGGAGCGTGCCTGATGGGGTGCGGATGCCGCAGGGGCACACGCGCCGGTTCGGTCACGTCTACCGGTGCGACGGTGCAGAGTTTCGAATACACCGCGCCAGATAAGACGGTCACTTCGTTCCTGACGCTCATCGAGGCCAAGAAGGAACAACGCCGAAATGGTGGCGGCACCATCAAGCTCATCACCAGCTGAGTTTCTTAAAGGCTGTTAACCGCAGAGGGATTCCCGCAGGTCTTTGACCTGCGGGTTTCTCTTTTGGTGGCTGCTACTCGAAAAGCGTGTGCACGCACCGTCTCTACGTTCTGTCGTCAAGAGAGTTCCTGTCATGCGCTATGTGCCGGGGAGCGATCGAACAGACCGAGAGTTTCACTCTGAGAACAGGAGCACGCAGTGAAGTTCGACAAGCTGCCCGATCCGCTGCCCGCCACCGTCGCCGAGCTCAACGAGCTAGCTGACACAGTGACAGCGGAGATCCGGGTATTCCAGGCCCGCGCCGCCGCCAGCGACGAGTTCAGCGCTGAGGAGACTGAGCGTTTCGAGTACTTGCTCGACAGCCGCGACAAGGTTGTGACCGAGCGTGATTCGATCGCCGCTGCTGATCAGGCACAGACCGAGAACCTCAACGCCCTACTCGACCGCGCGAATGCCGCGACCGAGAAGCCCGCGGCCGAGCCAGAGGCCGACACCGTGACAGACAGCGAGGCAGCCCCCGCAGACGGTGACGGTGGTGCTGCAGCGGAAGTGGTGGCAGAGGCCGAAGCCGCCACCGCGGCAGCTGCCGCGGAATCGGAAACTGTCACCGCTGCCGCAGGTTCGGGTCGCCAGGTCGAGTTCGCAGGCGCAGTTCGCAACAGTGAGATCCCTTCCGGTACCCCCGGCGGTGAGAAGCCCAAGGGCTGGGACATGCTGCAGTCGGCGCCGAAGTACGCCGAGTTCGGCACCGAGAAGGTCGGTTTCGCCGAGATTGCTCAGTCGATTGCCTCTGTAAGTGCAGGGTCCGTCTCGGGCCGTCAGCGCACCGGCACGAGTCCTGACGGCAACTACGCGACCCAGGCGATCGCCCGCCTGACGCGGCCTGCTCCGGAGATTCCGGCGCCTGCCAATGAGCATGAGGCGCTCGCGGTTCTGGATGCCATCGGCCGCGAAATCCCAGGTCACGGCCCAGTGAACGCGAAGGGCCTGGTCGCTGCTGGTGGTTGGTGCGCCCCGTCGCAGCAGGTCTACACGTTCTGTGGTGTGCCCGAGGCGTCGAATCTGCTGTCGCTGCCGGACTTCCCGTTCGACTTCTCTCGCGGAGGTGTCCGCGTCCCGATCAGCCCCGATGTGTCGGCGCTACTGGACAACCTGTGGCACTTCACCGAAGCCGAGCTCGAAGCTGTCAATGCCCAGGGCGATCCGACTGCGGTCAAGAAGCTCATCGAGTTGCCGTGCCCGGACGAGTTCCTCGAGTGGCGCCTGGAGGCGATCGGCTGGGCGGCCAAGGCCGGCATCTTGATGCGCCAAGCCTGGCCCGAGGCGATCGAGAACGCATTGCAGCAGATCCAGGTCGCCCACCAGCACCGTGTCTCGCAGATCTCTATCGGCAAGATGGTCGCTGGGTCGGGCACTCCGATCGCGGTTCCTGCCGGGTCGGTGCTGGGAGCAACCAGTGGCGTTCTCAACGGTCTGGCGCTGCAGGCGTCGAACCTTCGGTACAACAAGGGGCTCGCGGACAACGCCACCATCGAAGGCGTTGCGCCGGTGTGGTTCCGTGAGGTGCTGCGCGCCGACCTTGCGCTGCGTGAGGGCAAGGAATTCCTGGCCGTCACCAACGCGGAGATCGACAATTGGTTGGCGGTCCGCGACATCTACCTGCAGTACGTGGTGGATTGGCAGACCCGCGGCGCGGGCCAGCCCGGCAACATGGCCACCGTGGTGTACCCGGCCACGGTTGACGTGATGCTGTATCCGGCCGGCACCTGGTTCCGCACGCTGAACAACGTCATCACCTTGGGTGTGCAGTACCCGCTGCAGCAGTTGCAGCTCAACCAGTACACCCACGTGTTCACCGAGGACTCGCTGCAGGTGGGCAAGCGTTGCGACCAGTCGATCATCGTGCGGCTGCCGATCTGCGTGTCCGGTGCTATCGGCGCCCGTCAGACCGTGGCGTGCAACACGCCGCCTGCGACCCCGTAGCGGAGCCCGGCGAATCGCATTGGACGAGGCGGGCGGACGTGAACAACCGAGGCATTCACGTCCGCCCGCCTTCCCGGCAGAGAGGAATCGCGCCACATGACCGCAGCACTATCCCCGGTGCAGTTTGACGCACCGTTAGTCAACCCGGCACCCAACGGGCTCGTCGCTGCCACCCAGTGGGTCGACGAGAGCGGACCGCTGCGCTGGCTGCCGTCCGGTGTCGAATTCCGAGTCTTCAACTACGGCGGCGGCACCCAGTTCGGCGTCTGGAGCGCACCCTGGAACGCCACCGAGTCTGAGCTCAAACCCGCCGACGTCAAAAAGGGTGAGCGTCCTGCCTTCCCAGATGCGTTCATTGCGCAGACCACGTACGCATCGGACGACTGCAGTCTGCTCAAGCGGAGCCGCGATGAGATCCGGGTCCGGGCACAGCAAGTACACCGCGTGCTGGAGCCTATCCAGACGGAGAAAACGCTCGCGGCCCGCATGCTGCTCGATGCCGGGACGCCTGCGGCTAAGACGGGAATCGTGGCAGCTATCGGCGCCATCGAGGGGCTGATCGCGGACACCGGCACCGTCGGGGTCATTCACGCGTCGGCGGAGTTGGCCGCCCCTGCCGCACAGGCGAATCTGATCCGCTACAACAACGGCCGGCTGGTTTCACCGCTGGGTAACACCTGGGTGTTCGGCGGCGGTTACGTCTCGGCGCTGGGCTCCAAGCTGATCGCTACCAGCCCCACCTACGGATGGCGCGGACCAGTGGAGCTGCGCGATGCGCCGAGCCTGCAGCACAACGAATTCAAGGCCATCGCCGAGCGGTCGCTGGTCGTCGGATATGAGGCGCTGATCGGCGCCGTGAACATCACGTAGAAGGGTTGGACGTTATGCCTGCTGGTGTGGAAGTTGTGGTCAACGAAGGCTTCGCCACCATCGATTTCGTCGACGGGACGCAGCGCGGCTCCGGATTGGCCAAACTGCTGGAAGTCGGCACACCGCCCGAGGCCATCGAGAAACTGACCCGCGAGGGCCCGCGCGCTGTCTACGTAGTGCCGGAAGGCAATGCCCGCGAGGCCGGCCTGCTCGACGAAGTGGACGCCGACGACTCCAACGATGGCCAACCGCCAGCAGGAATGATCGACGCGACCACGGGCGACGACGGCTCGGGCGCGGCGTTGCCGCTCGCTGAACCGGTTTCGACCGACGCCGAAGGTACAGCCATCGGCGACCCCACCCAGGAGCCGCTTCCTACAGGTGATTTCGCGCCGAAGGCTTGGCCAGAGGGCGATCCTGAGTTGGACTGGAAGCGGCCGCAGCTCGATGCCTACGCCGCGTCCAAGGGTCTGGACACCAAGGAGCTGCCCAACAAGGAAGCAGTGTTCGCGGCCATCGCTAAGCACGCTTCAGAGGCGATGAACTCGTGAGCGATCTGTTTACCCGGGAGTTCTGGAAGGACGCGGTGGAGCGCACCGTTAGTTCTGCGGCACAAGGGTTCCTTGTAGGTGGCGGTCTCGGTGTTGGTGCCGAAGCTACGCAATCTGTTGACGCCCGGTACTTTCCGTGGCTCGCTGCGGCCAGCGTCGCGGGCGGTATGGCAGCGGCGAGCTTCGCCAAGTGCCTGGCCGCAGTGCATGTCGGTGAGCGTGGGACTGCCTCACTACATCGGCGAAGGTCATTCGAGTGAGCCCAGACCAGATCCAGGCCATTGGCGGAGTCATCGTCGCCATCCTGACCGCCTGGCAGGGGCTGACCACGCGACGCGTCCGGAATCTCGAAACCCATGTGAAGGCCGTCGAAACCGAACGAGACAAGCTCAGCTCCAAACTGCGCGTTGCTGTCCGTTATATCCGTGAGTGGATGGAGTGGGCGCGCCAACACGCGCCCGGCAAGCCAACTCCGGCGGTCCCGGCCGAGTTACGCGAAGAGATCTGATGCACCCCGCCCTTTTACTGTTCGCCGCAGCCTCGGAAAACGTAATGGACCGGCGCGAAGCGCCTGATAGCAGGAGGAAGCCAGCACATGGCATTCGCAGTCGTTAAGGGCTATGCGCTCCGCGTGACCAAGGTGGATTCGTGCGGCCTGCCCATCCAGGGCAACGCCAACCGCATCGTCACCGAGGGATTCATTCGGGTCAACCTGGATCCGAATATGAAGGAAGCCAACGAGATCACCCAAGAGAACGCCGCGGGCAAGGAGTGCATCAGTGATCGCACCCCGGCCGAACGCCGTTGGTGGAACACCGAACTACAGCTGTGCGGCGTTGACCCGGACCTGTGGTCGCTGATCCTCTTGTGGGCGCGGGTGCTTGACTACAACGGTGACCCGATCGGCGTGATCGATAGCAAGTCCGTCGATGACAAGTCGGGCGTCATGTTCGAGATCTGGACTGGCGGCCAGGGCGACGACGACTGCCCCGAGCCGCTGGATGATTCGATCTTCTCCGCGGCGGCATCCGGACGCCAATACGGCTATCTCGCTTTTGCGGGCAATGAGTTCGTTTCGGGCGCAATCCCTGTTGGCGCCGAGGCGTCGAATTTCACCTTGACGGGTCGCACGATCGCGCCGAAGCGGTGGGGACGGGGCCCGTACAACGTGGCCGCGATCGACCCCGCCGGCACACCGGGGCGTCTGCTGGTTCCCATGTACAGCAAGGACTCGGACAACCACCTGATCTTGTTCCGGACCCCGGTGCCGCCGCCGGCGCCCACCGAAGGTGCGTGCGAGCTGGCGGTGCAGTCGATCTTCACCGGCCCGGGTAAGGCGTACTTCGGTGTGGACGCCGCTGATGTGGCTCCGCCGCAGCCGATCTGCAAGGCAGAGACGTACACCGTCGCGGTTACCGGCACCGGGAACTGGAAGGCCAAGGTCGGCACTGAGCCGACCGCCGACATCGCGGCCACCGCGCTGCCCGCGGCAGTGCAGTCGGCGATCGAGGCGCTGCCCAACGTCGAGGTGGGCCAGGTCCAGGTGTCCGGTACGGCAGGCAGCTACACCGTGAAGCTCGACCCGGCTCTGGGGGCGCTTAGCGCCGACAGCACGGGCCTGACTGGCGGTGCTGCCACCGTCACACCGGTATAGGGGAGCAGGCGAGCGAAACGCCCGGGGTGTCACGGCCCCCGGGCGTTTCGTCATGTGTAAGCACCCCTGACTCTTACCGTGTGCCCCATGTCCTGCGATTGGCCGATCGACCGGAGCTGTCTGCCGCCGCTGCCCGAACTCGGCACCAGCCCGACCGCGGAGGAACAAGCGGCCCACAACCTGGAACTGATGCGGCGCAGCAACGCCGAAGACATTGCCGTGCACGTGCTGTGGGCGCTGTCCGGCCGCCAGTTCGGCGCCTGCGCGACCACAGCGCGGCCCTGCCGTTCCTACGCGCAGGGATTCGGGTACAGCTCGACCGTTCTGACACTCGATGCCGGCCAATGGGTGAGCTGGTCGTGTGGCTGTATCGGGGGCTGCTCGGTCACGGGCCCGCGGGTGGTGCATCTGCCGGGCCCGGTCGCGTCGATCACTGACGTGAGGATCGACGGCGTGGTGCTCGATGAGTCCGGGTACCAGCTGGAGGGAAACGCCCTGTACCGCAGGGACGGTGCATGGCCTAGCCAAGATCTCGGCAGGCCGCTCGGGGAGCCCGGAACCTGGTCGGTGACCTACGCGCGCGGCAACCCCGTACCAGCTGGCGTCGACAAACTGGTAGGCCAACTGGCCCGCGAATTTGTTGCCGCCTGCGATGACGAAGACACATGCCGACTGCCGCGCACCGTGGTGGCCACCACCCGCCGCGGTGTGAGCCACGAATTCGATCCGACGAAGATCCTCGCCGCAGGCAAGACGGGGCTAAGCGAGGTGGACCTGTGGCTGTCCGCGGTCAATCCGCATCGACTCCAGCAGGCACCGGAGGTGCTGTGAATCCCCACGATCCAGCCTCCGACATCGTCAACGAGTTCATCAACGCGATGAAAAAGGCCTTCAACCCGGCAGATTCGGTCCAACCGCCGCTTGGTGGCGGCTCCAAGGATGTGCGGTTCTTCGCCGGCGACGGGCCGCTGCCGCTGTCCGTTTGGGATCCCGAGCACGGGCCGGCGGCGGGCTGCAAAGAGCCGCTGCTCTGGGTGCGGGTGGATCGCCGATACCGCAGCCGGCGCAGTGATTTTCCCGCTGCCTACGTTGCCGCCCGGGATTGCAAGACCGCTGATGTGGTGCGGGCACTGGCGGTCGAGATCGGTATCGCACGCTGCGCGGACATGTCAGCCAAACCGAAGTGGCCGGTGCTCGAATCGGAGGCCGAGATCAGCCTGGATGACTCGTTCCGGATCGAAACGGCGTTGTGTCTGGCGGCCACCGCGCTGACGAAGCCCGATCGTGCAGTAGCCACCGATACCATCGCGCCGCAAGGGCCCGAGGGCGGGCTGATCGCGTGGACCGGTATGGCCTACGTGTCGCTATGAGAGAGGGTGCGCTGTGGGGCATTACGTCACGATCGAGGGAAGCCTGACACCGACCACGGTTCTGGCGCGGGGTGTGCGCAAGACAGTGGCCGTCACCGACGAGGTCCGCAAGCTGGTGCAGATCGGTGGCGCCGTCGTGGTGGACGGCAGTCTCGAGGAACCTGCAGCCCCCGGAAACGAGTCCAGCAGCGAAAGCACCGCGCAAGCCGAAACATCGGAGGAGACCGAGCCGGATTCCGCTGCCGACAGCCCGCACACCGAGGCCGACACGGAGACCTCGGCCAAGCGTGTCCGCGGCGCACGCCGGTCGCCGGCCGCCGACCCGGACGCACCGCAGACGAAGCCCGATGGCGCGAGTTAGAGGGCGCTTCGAGCTTCACGAACGAGAGCTCAACGACCAGACCCGGTCTTTCGGCCGGCGCCGGATGGCGTCCCTGCAGCGACGTATCGCCACCCAGGCACGCGTCGACGCCCCCGTTCGCACCGGCAACCTCGGCCGCCAGGTCAACGAGGGACACATCGGTTTCACCGGCCCCCGAACGATTTCCGGCAGCGTCGGCAACAACGCCCGCTACGCGCTATACGTCCACGAGGGCTCGCGGCCTCACCTCATCCGGCCACGCAACGCCAAAGCGCTGCGGTTCCAGATAGGCGGGCGCACGGTGTTCGCAAAGCTGGTGCACCACCCGGGAACGAAGGCGCGACCGTTCTTGCGCAACGCCGGAATGCGAGTGGCATCGCGGGAACGCTGACCAACTATTCACTGCCAGTGAATAGTTCGGCTGCACCCCTGCTCGGCACGCTACGCGCCATGACCACACCCGCCTCGGAACCCATCCAGCCGTCCGCCCCTGCACCGGCCGAACCGGCAGCAGCCGGCGCCATCGAACAAGATGTCATCGCGCCTAATACGCAGGTAGTCACCGAACCAGCTGCCCACGGTGATGCGCTGCCAGCGGTCCGGGCCAGTACCGAGGTAGCGACGCCCAGCGGGTGGCCGCACGAGTTCCTGGAGTTTGGTGGCGACAAGCTCGAAATCCGGGTCCCCACACCACAGGCCATGTCGGCGCTGTCGCTGGGAATGGGCAAGTACGTTCCGGCGAAGATGAAGACCGAGATCAGCGGCCTGTTCATCGCCCGGCATCTGTCGGAAGACACCTACGAGCACGTCTACTCGCGGTTGATGAACCCGGACGACACCGGATACAACGCCAACACCATCGGGGAGCTGATCGGCGCGCTGCTCAACGAAGGTGTCGAGCAATTCGAAAAGGTATCGAAGGCACCGGAAGCGGTGAACAGCGAGTCCGAGAAGTAGCACCCCACCTCGCTAGCTTGAGCCGGTGACCACGCCCGTCGGCTCGATTCGCCTTGATCTGTCGATCGACGGTTCGGACCTTGACGACGAGATCACTGCCGCTGTGCAAAAGCACATGGGGCCCGCCATGGCGAGGCTTCAAGCGCAGCTTGATCGAATCGAGCGTGAATATGTCGCTGCCGCGCGTGCGGCTGAAAAGTCCTCCGCCAAGCAGACAGCGGCAGCCAGGGCCGTTGCCGAAGCGGTCGAGGACATCGGTGACGAGCACACCAAGTCAGCAGCCAAAGCGCGTGCTGGCGAGAGCGTTTCGACACAGTCGATCAACGCGACCACCCGGGCCATCCAAAAACAGACAGCAGCCTGGGAAGCGAACGCGGCGGCGCGGATCGCCGCGGCAGCTGCACCGAACCCGGCCGGACCACCGCCAGGCGGCGGTAGCCGAGGTGGGGGCGGCGGCGGCTCTGGCGGCGGTGTCAGATGGCATGGCGGCAGGGGAGGTTTCCTTTCCAGCCCCATGGGATTGAATGCGATTTCACTTGGTGTTGGCAGCCTTCCGGCCGCGACCACGGCCGTCGTCAACCTCACCGGGGCACTGCAGCAGCTCGTCCAGGTCGGATTCGTCGTACCTGGCGTCATCGGCGGCATGGTCTCGTCGATCGGCACCGCGGTGTTGGGGTTCCACGGCCTGTCCGACGCGGTGAAGGCATCGTGGGAGGCCGCGAAGTCGGGCGACCCGAAGGACATCAAGAAAGCTGCCGAGGCAATGCAGGGCCTTGCCCCGGCAGTCCAAGGCGTCGTCAAGGCCATAGTTTCCGCGCGCCCTCAGCTGGAGCATCTGCAGCGCGACATCGTGGCGCAGAACATGTTCGAAGGCGTCGATCAGAGCATCACCGAACTGACCGACAAATCGATGCCCACCTTGGAGAAGGGCCTCGGCGGCATATCGAAGGCATGGAACGCCACGTTTAAGGAGCTGGGCCGCGTCGGCGGCCTGGACTCCTCGCAGTCAATCTTGGACAAGTTGTTCGGCAACACCGCCGACGCACAGAACCGCGCCAACGCGGCGATCGAACCGCTGATCCACGGTTTCGGCACACTGACCGCCGAGGGCAGCGACTTCCTGCCGCGTATCGCCGACGGGTTGACCGCTGTCACAAAGCGATTCGACAACTGGATCACCCGGTCGGTGGAGAACGGCAACCTCGACAAATGGATCACCGAAGGCATCGAGGGTGCCGACCACCTGGGCAACACGCTGCTGAATATCGGCAAGATCATCGCCTCGATCACCAAAGCCGCTGGCGGCGACGGCGGTCTGTTGTCCGCGCTCGACGGCGGGTCCGGCGCTCTGGCCGACTTCCTGGCATCGGACCAGGGCCAAGAGAAGCTGATCAAGTTCTTCACCGAGGGACGCGAGCAGATCAAGCAGTGGATGCCGATCCTGGGCAACGTCGCCTCGCTCCTGGGCGATGTCTACGACGGCATGAAGCAGTGGACCGCGGTGCTGCTACCGATCCTCAAAATGGTTACCGACCTTCTCAACTCGATGCCAGGCGGCATCTCCGGTGTCGTCACAGCATTCCTGGCGTGGAGAACGATCTCCGGCATCACGTCGGTTCTGTCCGGGATAAACAGCATCGGGTCGGCCCTGGACGGTTTACCTGGGAAGGCAGGGACAGCGGCAGGGGGAATCAACAAGACGCTGGCAGGTCTGGGCATCGGCGCGGCGGCATTCCAGATCGGCGGCGGCTTGATCAACTCGGATTCGGGGTTGGCGCAGGCCGGAGGGTTCGCCGCCAACATCGGTGGCGGTGCACTGGCCGGTGGCCTGATGGGCGGTCCGTGGGGTGCTGCGCTCGGCGCCATGATTGGTGCCGGTGTGTCGTTGTTCGAGCTGTCTCGCAAGCGCCTGGAAGAAGGCAAAGCCGAGTGGGACAAGTCGTGGCAGGAGCACCATGACAACCCACCGCCGCCGGTTATCTCCCCCAGTGGCATCGACCTCAAGACGATGCTTCCGGTCGACCGTGGACCGTCGCTGTCGCAAGGCATGCTCGCGCAGATTCAGGCGGGCAAACTTCCGGGGTACAGCATCGGCCCGAACGGCGCGGTGATCGGTCCCGACGGTCAACCACTGCCCGACCTGAACCTGGGCGGCGTGACGCCGTACACCCCCTCGTTCCCGCTACCAACGCTCCCGCCCCCTGCTCCGCCTCCACAGAAGCAACCGACCACGTTCCTGCCGATACCCGGCGCGACGGGGCAAAACGTCCCCGCCCCGCAAGGAACTAACCTCGGTCAGTTGATCGGCGCCGGCGCGTTGCCCGAGGTACAGGCCAACGTCCAGAAGTTGGCATCGGACATCCAGGCACTGCCCGAGGGTGAAGTCAAGATCAAAGACCCGTCGCCCGAGGTGATGAAAAACCTTGAGTCCCTGGATGTGCAGATCACCAAGGTCTCGGAGAACGAGATCCAGGTCAAGGCCAACACCAGTGCGGCACAAGCCCAGGTCGAAGCGTTCATCCTCAAGTACAAGCAGCAGACGATCACCATGATGATCCAGGCGCAGGGAATGACTCCCGCGGTGCCGCCTGGCCGCGCCGACGGCGGCGTGCTGCCCGGCTGGTCTCCCGGTGTCGACAACATGCTGGTACCGATGTCCGGCGGCGAGGGCGTGCTCATCCCCGAGGCTGTGCGCGGCCTGGGTGGGGCTGCAGCCATTTACGCGATCAACAGCCGGTTCCGTAGCGGCCTGTCCCGCAGGGGATACGCCGACGGCGGCGTGGTCGGTGCGGTGGCAGGTATTCCTGGCGTGGATGACAACACCGAACTCGGAGTGCTGCGACAAATCCGGGACCTGTTGGCCGGCAAGGGCGGCGGCCCGCTGCCCGCGACCTCGGATGCCATCAAGTCCATCGCCTCCGACGGCGTCGCATCGGCCACCGGCAATTCGCCGGCACGGATGGGGCCATTCGGCACACCGATCAAGGCACGCAATCCCGGCTACGAGGCCGCCGCGGCGGCGATCCAAGCGCTGGGAGGCGACCCGGCGAAGTGGATTGGCGAAGACCCGAGCACCTACCTGCCCCGCGGTATCGGCGGAATCGGTGGTGTGGGTGCCGCCGGATACGCGCAGTACGCGGCGCTGCTATCAAAGTTCGCCAAGAGCGGCAACCTGACAGCCGAACTCGTCGGTGCTGGTCTGGACGCCAATGACCCGGTCATCCGGGCGATCACCACCGCGCGGAACAAGAAACGGGGCGCCCTCGGAGACGACGCTATCGCCGCGCTGGTCGAGCAGATCATCGGCGGCGGCGGATACACCGGCTCCCTGAACTCGAGTAACAGCGCGCTGATCAGTTCATTGCAGACGTTCCGGGAAAAGCTCGGCAGGACAGCGGTTCCCAGCGGCACCGCAATCGCGGCGCTACCGGCAGGCGGCGGCCCGAAGGGCTCCAAGGCAGGGCTGCAACCAGGCGCAAACCAGCTGTGGGACTTCATCGCTGCCAACTTCCCCGAGGTCCGCGAGATAGGGGGAGTGCGCCAGGACGCTATCTCTGACCACCCGAGCGGTCGCGCCTTGGACATCATGGTCGGCCAAAACAAGGAACTGGGCGACCGTATCAACGCGGCGTTGCGCGCCAACTACATTGCGCTGGGCCTGGACTCGACTATCTGGCGCGACAAGTGGGAAGACTTCAACGGCAACAGCTCCACCGTCGCCGGACACCAGGACCACATCCACGCCAAGGTCGCCGCAGGGGCGGCCACGGGCATGCCCGGATTGCCGATGCCAGGCGGTGCCCCCGGTCTGGCCGGCATGGGCAGCGGCGTGGTCCCGGTCTACGTGACCAACTTCGACGGCCAAATGCGCGGCATGGGCGGCCAAATGCTTGGTGCGCTGTCGCAGTCGAGTGGACTTGCCGCGTCAAACGTCGCAGGCGACGTGATGAGCGCAGTGGCCGGGCTCGGCCAGGAGCCCTGGAACAAGAAGAACGCCAGCTACACCGAACTCAATCAGCTCGTCAAGGAACGCAACCCGCTGGCACTTGCCAAGGCCATGGGACTGAATGTCGAGGACTTCACCCGCGCCGGCGGCGACGCAGGAGAACTCACCACCAACGACGGCAAGGCCTTCGACGCCAGCGGACGCATGTTCTCCGACACGGGCGCCTTACTTGACCGGACATTCACCAGCGTCAACGCCCAACTGTCCGCCATGCGTGAACAGCTCGTCGATGTCATCGAGCAGACAAACGCCAAACTCAACGAGGAAGCGCTGGAGCCGGTCGTCAAGGCGGGTGTGCAATCGGCTCTGGAGAGCTTGAAGGACAGCGTGAGCGGCCAGATCGGTACCGCCCTGGGGCAGGCGGCTGCACCACCGATCGCCGATGCGGTCCGCAGCGCGATCCCAGCCGACGGCGGCGGTGGGGGCGCTGCAGCAGGCATCGGCGGCAACATCGCCGGCGCACTCTTCGCCACCGGCGGCCCAGTGTATGGCGGCATCCCGGGCAAGGATTCCGTTCCGGCGCTGTTAATGCCGAACGAACACGTGCTCACCACCGACGACGTAGCCCGCATGGGTGGGCATGCTGGTGTCTACGCGTTCCGGGCCGCCCTTGCCCGCCACGGTGGTGTGCGCGGGTTCGCCACCGGCGGCGGAGTCAACGTCAACGACACGGTGGGCGCGGAATTCTTTGGCGTATCGCAGATCCCGATCCTGGGCGCCATCGTCAACCTGCTGGTGCGTGTGCTGCTGCGGGTGCTGGGTGTCGAAATTGAGGCCCGAGACACCCTCAATGAGATGACCGACGAGTTCCGCCAGTTCCGCGGCGACTTCGAAGCATTCGATGCCAGCGGACGCCTGATGAACGACACCTCCGCGCTCGTCGACCGCTCATCCACCAGCGAGGAAGAAGCAGCACAGGAACGCATCCGGATCCTCAAGATTGTGATCGAGGCGCTGATCAAATACATCATCGAGAAGGTCATCGTGCCGATCGCGAAAGCCGTTGCCAACGCCGCGATCCAAGCGGGAGCATCGGCGGCCGGCGCTGCGGTCAACACCCAAGCACCCGGCGCGGGCGGCATTGTGTCCGCTCTCATCAGCTCAGGCGGGCAGGCGGGCGTGGACATCATCGCCGAGATCGGCAGCCAGCTGGCCGTCGAGGCGGCAGGGGTGATCATCGACATGCTGGGCGAAGGGCTGCAAAGCTACTTCCCGGACATCGTCAACGCCATCTTCGGTGGCGGGCTGCTGGAGAACCTGATCGCCGCACCGATCACCGCGGCGCTCGAAATTCCGCTGGCCATCATCGGTGCACTCAGCGGCGGCTTGACGGGCCTGTTCGCGCCGTTGCTGGCCATCCTGGGTGGTGGATCATTCGATCAGGGCGGCCTCGCGCGCGGTGTCGGCATGATGCCCAAGGCCACGATCCGGCCCGAGCGCGTCCTATCGCCGCAACAGACCATCCTCTTCGAGCGCATGATCGCCGCCCTGGAACGCAACCCTGGCGGCGCCAGCGGCAACCCCACGTACGTGACCGCGCAAATCAACGTCGAGGGCGGCCCACGAGCGGGCGAGAACGTCCGCGCCGGACTGTTGGAGCTGATGAGCTGATGGCCTACCGCGGATACTTCACCCTCAACGGCGTGGAGATTGCCAACAGCTCCCGGGTGATCGCACACCTGGGCCAGGATGTGCCAACCAGCGACATCGGTGTCTTTGGCGACGATCCAAGCACCGACTGCGCGCTCATCGAATCCACCGAATTTCCGGGGTTCTACGAAATCCCCGACAGCTCCACCGAAGTGAGCGCCGGCCTGCTCACACCACCCAACGGTGCCCGCCGGCTGGGGCCCGGCCTGTTTGAGATCAACGGCACGTGCTGGGGTCCGATCGCGTTCTGCGGGTCATGCTCCACAATCGTCACCTACGATGATTCGTGGCCAGGTCTTCGGGAATTCCTGGGCGACAACATCTATCGCCCCGAGCTGGCACCGTGGTACAGCACCGAACTGCCCGAATCCACAGAGTTCGGTGGCGTATGGGTGATGAAAGTCGACGGCCTGGGAGCAACACCGGTAGAGCGGCCCATCACGCAGATGACCGGCTCAGGGGCTGCGGCCGGCCCGCATCGGGACCTGTCACGCACCCTGACGTTCGAGGCGCTGATGATCGCCTGCACTCACGCTGGCGTCGAGTTCGGGATGGACTGGTTGTCCTGCATCCTGCGGGACACCATCGACGACAACACCAGCGTTCTGCGTTATCTGGCTGCCAGCCCAGCGCATTCGGGCGTCGATCCGGCATCGTTGCTACGCGAGGTGCATGGCGTTGTCTTGACCAAAGAGCCGCGGATCATCTCCGAATACAACACCCAGGCCGGCCAGCATCACCAAGCCAACCTGTATCGCATCAGCTGGGAAATGACGGTGCTCTCGCCCTACGCCTACCTGCCGCAGGTAAGGGTGCCGGTCGACTGGGACGAGATCACCAGGCAGCCGGTCAACTGGGTTCACGCTGCCGACTGCGAAAAGCCCTCCACCTGTTCGGACATGCCGGTGCTGTTCTCCGCCGACTGCGTGCCCGAGGAGATCACGATCCTGGACACTCCGCCGCCGGTGTGCGGCGGGTGCCTGCCGGTCGGCGAGATCGACAAGTACAGCTTCCGTATCCCCACCATGGATTACGCGTTCCGCTGCCGGGACACCGCCGTCAGCATCGCGATCCGAAACCTCGGCGAGACACCGCTGACACTGCAAGCGTTTCTGCGGGTATGCGGCACCGATGTGCGCTGCGAAGACAACCGATTCCCGCTGCAGGTATCAGGTCTGCCGCCACTGACAGAGCTGGTCCTCGACGGCATCTCGGGACGCTACTGGGCCATCTATGACGACCGCAAGCACCGCGCCGTCGGGATCGTCGGCACCCCCAACGGCGCGCCCTGGCGGCCACCACGTATCGACCGCGAAACATGCTGGGATTTCATCGTTCAAACAGCTAGCACCTCGCAATTCGAGGTCACCATGACACTCACCGATCGGGAGCCGTGAGCCATGCCGGTCATCAGCTCTGAACAGATCGTGTCGCTGCGCACCGCCAACGGCAAGCAGCTCGACCAATTCCTGGCCACGCATCAGGAGTCGTTGAAATGGACCCGCGAGCAGCGGCAAGTATCCGTGCTGGAAATGACCGTGCCGAGCGTGATCGATGCCGACCGCATGGACATCACACCGTGGCTGCATTGGATCGACGTGTTCGATGATCAGGGCCGCGAGCTGTACTGGTCAGGACCGATCCAGCGAGTCTCAGCTAGCCGCTCACGAACCTCCATTTCCGCGCGGGATATGTCGGCGTTGATGACCCGCACGCGCTGCCCGTTGACGAAAAACTGGGATGCAGCCGACCCCTCGAAGATCGCAGGCGAGCTGTGGGCCGCGATGATCGCCCACCACGGACTGAACACTCGAGCCATCGAACGCGTGGACCCGCGCGGCGACCACTTCGATTTCGAGGCTATCGCCGACGAGCAGATGATGAGCGCGACGTTCGATCGGCTCGTCGGGCTGGGGCTGCACTGGACAGTCGTCGGCGGTGTGCCCATTCTGGGCCCAGCCCAGCTGAAATCGATTGTGGCGCTCGGCGAAGACGACTTCACGGGCGGGGAATTCTCGATCGTGCGTGATGGCAGCCAGACCTACAACGATGTCCTACTGCGCGGCGGCGACAACCTTGCTCGCGCCAGCGTGCCGATGGGCGGTCTGCAGTTGCAGACGATCAACAACATCGACGACATGTTCGGCGTTTCCAACGTCGACCGCGCAGCCAAGCAATACGTGCGCTACACCGGGGCCATCAAAGACACCTTGGTGCTCTCTGACGGTGCCGTGCTGCATCCTGATGCTCCGCTAGACATTTCGCAGCTGATCCCGTCAGTACGGTTCAACGTCGAAGCACTGGGGGTGCTGCAACTGATGGAACTGCAGAACGTCACAGTCACCGGTGACGGAGCCGTGGCGCTCACGCTGGCTTCGGTCAACGACGACCTGCCCGAACTGGCCGAGATCGCCCAGAAAGGGGCGGTGACACAGTGAGCCGAGTTCCAGGCCAGGCGCCGCGCACCGACCAGGAGTGGACACGCGAGGTGGCGCAGCGGCTCTCAGCGCTCGAAAATCCCCGGACAGTCCGGGTGGGGATGTGGGTTCTGTCCGCGGTCGCCGGCCGACTGATGGCGACCAGCCCCGGCGAGGTGCTTGAGGTTGGGCAGGAACCGACGCCTGTTGCGGTTGATTTGAGCCAGCGCGGTAGCCAGGTTTCTGAGCAGGAGATCGCCGAGGCGGTCACGGGCGGCAACGGTAAGACGTTCACCTCGATCACCGACTGGTTGACGGCGAAGTGGTCGGAACTCTCGAGTACGACGACGAATGCGAACACCGGCCTCGGGAACTGGACGTCATGGCTCACCGGCGGCTCGTGGGCCAACGTCGGTGCCGCGGTGTCCGACTTCCTGAGCACCAAGAGCACCGCGACGACAGCGGGGACCAATGCGGCTACGGGGCTGGGCAATTGGACATCGTGGCTCAGCGGTGGGTCGTGGGCGAACATCGCGGCATCTGTTGCTGATTTCCTGGGGACGAAATCAACGGCGAACACCGCGGGCACCAACGCCACGACCGCGATGGCCGACGCCAGCGCCGCGTCGTCGGCGGCCAGTGCCGCGCAGACCAGCGTTCAGAGCACGATCGATGCCGGTATCAACGCGATCCGCAACACCCCTGGTGTGGCCGGTCAGGCGGTCGAGGGTTGGGCCGAGGCGCTGGCCTCGATCCCCACCCAGATGTTCAATCAGTTCGGCGGCAACAACGTTCCACGAGCCTCCCAGGAACAGGCCAACCAGGCGATGGCCGCGCTGGTCAACACCCTCAACGCTCAGGGGGCCGCAATCAGTGCGCTGCAAAACATCTTGTCCGACGTGGGCGGATTCAACGAGTCGGTGACCTTCCGGCCCGCCGAAACCACGGTGTTCACCGGCCCCGGAACCGCGCCGTGGACACCCCCGACGTGGGCGGTCAGCGCCGAGTACGCCATCGCGCCAGCTGCCGGTGGCGGCGGTTGCGGCGAGGGCGGATCGGGCGCCTACGGTGTCGGCGGCTATCCGGCCAACTGGGCCACCGGCAGCTTCCCCCTCGAACCCGGCGCCTACTCGATCTTCGCTGGCGGTGGCGGTCTGGGCGGCCAAGACGAGGGCCTGGGTTTCGGCGACAACGGAAGCCCCGGCGACACCTCCACGATCACCAGTCCCTCGGGCGCGGTCATTGCATCAGTCGCTGGCGGTCTCGGGGGTGAAGGTGCGCGCCGCGGCGGCAGCGGCCAGAACGGCAAGACCATCAACCCTCAAACGCTGTCAGCGTTCGGGGACACCTTCACCGCAGGATCCGGCGGAACCGGCAACGCGGGCGCCGGTGGTCCCGGAAGTGGCGGCGCCGGTGGCAGCGGCGGCTTCTTGGGCAACTACACCAAAGGCGGTCTTGGCGGTCCGGCCAAGATCTGGTTACGCGCCCGCGCACCGGTGCCGACTCAGTTCACCGCCATGGGCACCCTCATCTTGCCGACGCTCAAGCTCAATACCGGGGTCGCGCAGACCGATTCGATGACCGCGGCCGGACAGTGGCGCACCGTGCCCCCTGGCGGCGCCGCCGGCGGATACATGCTGATCATCCGCGCCAACGCGACATTCACCGACTACGTCTACCTGCGCGTGTGGGATGTTTCCGGGGCCACCCACTACGAGCTCGGCCGGGTCGCCTCCGGAGTGAAGTCCGCCTGGAGGACGGGAACGATCGGCGCGGCCATCCCGTTCAACGCCTTCACCCTGACCTCCGACTCCGTACGCACCTTCACCGTTGGAGTCAACGGCACCGCATTCGACTCCTACAACGATTCGGGCGCCACCTCACTGATGGGCCCTAACTATCGCGGTGGCGGCTGGGCGTCCTCGGATTCCACACTGCCAGGGTCGATGTCGCAATTCGCGTTCCTGGACACCGGAACTCCCTCACGCATCGTGTCCGCCGCGGTGCCCACAGCACAAGGAACCGCGAGCACTTCCTACGTGGACCTGACCACCACCGGGCCCTCGGTCACTCTGAACGTTCCCGCCAGCGGCGAACTGACCATCGATGTGTCAGCGGCCTATTCATCGGGCGGTGCAGCCGCCCAAACCGGATATATGGGGTTCACGCTGTCGGGCGCGAACACTCTGGCTGCCGCTGACACGCGCGCTGCCTACGGTCGCACAGTGACGTCCGGCATGTTCGGGACCATCGCACGCCGATTCCACCTGACAGGCCTTTCTCCCGGCACCACCACCGTCAAGGCTGTCTACAAGACCAGCACCAGCACCGCCACATTCACTGACCGCAACCTCATCGTCGAGCCCAAACCATAGGAGAAGCAATGGGATTCGCAAAAGCAGTACCGCTGCAAGAAACCACCTATCAGGCGATGTACTTCGATGGCACACCGGCAAGCGCCGCTCAGACCCTCGTCATGATCGACTCGCTGCTGACCGCTCGTAAGCTGCACTACGGCATCATCCACGGCTCGCAGGAAGTCGAAAACCCCACGGCGTGGCGAATCCAGCTGTCGCGCCGCGATGGTTCAGCCGAACTGATCGCGATCGCGGACCGATGGATCGTGGTGTCTTCGACCGGAGCCGTACGCGTCATGACCCCCGCCGAGTACCGCGCTGAGTTTGCCGTCGCGTGAGCACAGTTGGCACTGCTGGTCGTTACCCTGCCGCCATGGACGGATACCTGCGCGGTTCGGTGAAGACCCACCCCGACTATCCCGAGAACCCGACCATCGCGCTGCGCAGCGTGTTTGACGACGCCGACGCCACCGGCTGCAACTCGTGGCTGGTCGTCTCGGCGAGTTCTGGGGCGCTTTATCGCACGGAGTCGTTCGTTGCCGACTGGCCCGACGCAGACGGGCTGACGTTGACGACCACGCTCACCCCGGCTCCGTAGCCTCACGGTCGTGCCGATCACGGAGTACACCGAGCCGAACGTCTGCATCGGGGAGAACCTCACCACCGATGCGGCCGGTCAGCTTCGGCTCCAACCGTGGGCGCTGGTACGCCCTGTGGTCGACATCCGGGCACTCTCCGGTGGTGACGGGTCAATCATCGCGCCGCTTATCGCGCTGCCCGGCAAGCTGCTGATCGACCAGAAAGCGTCCTGGCGCAACGATTCCCCGCTGCCGCAGATGGTGCTGACCCGCGTCACGCGCGGGCCGCGGTCATGGCTCACCTCGAACCCGAACGCTATCCAATTCCGCGACCGGTGGACTACTGCGATCGACGCCGACGCCGCGATGCCGGTGACCACCGGTATCTACAACTCCCAGTGCGGATCGGCCTGGGACTTGGGAACGAACAGCGTCGCCGAGCCCAACCCCGGCCGGCAGTGGCGCTGGGCCGACGCCAACAGCATGGACGAATGGGTGGGACCGATCGATCCAGGGGCCACGCTCAACCTCTGGTACCGCTGCTATGTGTGGACGCCGCCGCCGTGGTCGAACAACGCGAACAAGAATCAGCCGCAGCACGAGGCCCGCGCGAACTGGACGCGCATTGAAATGCGGGCCTTCCCGCAGCAGGGGAATGTGGTGACCGGATGAGCATCAAGGTGTGCACCTCGGAGTACATGCTCTCCACCGTCAACGGGCTCGACATGAGGCGAAACTGGTTCCCCAGCATCGTCGCCGAGCGATTCCTGCAGTCCAAGAAGGACGGCCAGATCAGCCGCTCACCCGACCCGGTGACGATGATCGACGGTGATCTGACGTACTTCAACAACACCCCAGACCCGGTGTACATCACCGTGCAAGTCATCCGGGCTCCCCGCAGCATCGTGGCCCAAAACCCGGGCACCGTAGTGATTCACGACGCCTGGTCCTGGGCTGTCGGCAAGTCGCCCACAGCTGACTTTCCCTCGGTAATCCAGGACTCATTCGGCGGCAGGGGACAGGTGGACCGACCCGAAAACGCCGCGGACAAACTGCTGTTCGGACGGTTCTTCGCTGACGGAGACAGCTCCCAAGCCTGGGTCAACGTCGGCCAACTCGACGCCCAGGATTCCCTGCACTTCCGATACCTGGCCGCTGTCCAAACCCCAGGCGTATGGACCACCCCTTCAGAGTTCGAGCCGCGCTGGGAAGCACAAGCCCGCTGGACTCGACTGCTGGCGTTCGCGATGCCGATTGGTTCGGCATGAGCGAGCACTTCGCGATCGTCGGCGACGCCATCGCGCCGCAGCCCTGGATGCAGCTGCGCCACCTCAAAGGCGCCGAAGTACCTTCGGTGTCAAAGTCTTACGACACATCAGGTGGCGGCAACAAGAACGACGCAGTCCACGCTGTCGTGGTGTCCTGGACGAACAACACACCGATTCCGCAATCGGTCTACGGCATGGTGACCCGGGAAGGCGCCCAGGTGACGCTGCAGGCACGGTCCCGCGGCTACCTGCTCACCCTCCACGGCCGCGACATCACCGCAACCGCGGCGGTGCCGACATCGTGGGACATGGCCGAGGTCAGCAAGTTCGGCATCGGCGGCGACATCGGCAAGGGCGGAATCCTGGCTCTCGGCACCGGATTCGGGGTCAGCGAGATCCGACAGAACTCCGCCAGCATCCCGTTGATGCCGCACTGGACCGGCTGGAGCATCGTGGCACCCGGGCAGACGTTCCACGGCCGGGTGGAGGTGCGGTTCCGGACGGACTTTTGGGAGAACACCTCGATCGATGGCGGCGACCAAAACACCGAGTCGGGCTTCATCTCCGGCGGCACCCGCCTGGATCTCTACGCCACCCCGGTCATCGGTGAGCCACCTGTCTTGTCGACCCCCACGGTTGTCGGGATAGAGCACTCGGTGAACAACACCTTCCACACCGACGTCGATGTGCCCGCGGGCACTGCCTTAGGCGACATGCTTATTGCGGTGGTATCCAACCAGTTCGGGCTCATCAGCGACATCAAGCCCGAGCAGACCGGCTGGACACAGGTCCACGCCCGCGACGGCGGCTGGGAAGACGCCCACATGAAGGTGTACGTACGGGCCGCCAAAGCCACCGAACCGGCCTCCTACACATTCGGCAACGGCCTACTGGCTGAGTCCATCGCACACCTGATCACCGTGCGCGGCGCCAACCCGCTGCTCGATGAGGGCTGGCAGTTCGCATCATCGCTACGCAAGAGATGGTGGGAACGCTACGACGGCCATATCTGCCCATCGATCGACCGCGCCGGACAACTGCTGCTGTTGGTGTCCTACATCCCGCACAACGCGCTGCAAACCACACTCACGCAGACCGTGCCGGCCGGGACGACGGAACTGGAGAACGTAGACGGGAACCTGGCATGCAGCGCCGTGGCCGCACTGCCGAACCCGCCGCGGCCGACAGGGGAACGCACGTTCGTCGCGTCGGAGGAACCGTCCTGGGCCGGCCGCTCCATCACGGCATCGATCCTGGTGCCCGGCACGTTCCAGTAGTTGCGCCTCGGAGGTTCACATGTACGACCCGCCAGACAGTTTCGACGACATGCTCGGTGACGCGGACCTGGCCCCGCAGACGGGCCCGTTCGTCCCGCTCGAAGTCCCCGGTGTCGGGGTTGTCAGGGCGCGCCGGCCGATGCCCAACGCCGTGCCGGTGCTGGCCATGTCGGTGAACGCCAAGATCGATGTTGTCGAGAAACAGGGCTACCTGACACTGTTCCTGCAGAACCACCTGGAATCCGGCGAGCACGAACGCATCTTGGTCACCATGATGGGCGGCGAACTGCCGGCCGACAGCATGGGCAGGGTTGCCCGCGCGATAGCGACATGGGGCACGGCCCGCCCTACCTTGCCGTCATCACGCTCAGTGTGATGGCGGCTACTCACTGGCGGGCGATTCGGACCCGAATGCGGGGCGACGGTATCGCCGATCCGATGCGGCAGCTGCCGCACATGCACGCACTGATCGACGAAGCCGAGAAGGTGTGGCTGGAAGCCCTGCACACCGGCAACGAGGAAAAGGACAAGCACGAGCGCGAGCAGCTGTTGGACCGGCTATACGCGCCGACCACAGACGGCGCCGAGACGCTGAACGGCGACGGATACCAAGCCAAACGCACGCCGCCGCCCGGGTTTGAAGATCCGGCAGAGGTCGAGGCCAACTTCGATGCGGTCGCGCGGGCTTTCGGCGGCCGGTAGTTGCACGCCGCCGCCCTAGCCTGCCCGGCATGGCGAAGTTGGCGCAGGTGGTCCCGTATCTCGACATGTCGGCCCCGCGCGGCCAGCGCCTCGCACCAGAGATGCGCGAAGAGATCGCCGAAGTCGCGCCCTCGACCCTGAACGACGGCGCGGTCAAGACAGCGAAGCTGGCCGAAGAAGCAGTCACCGAACCGAAACTGGCTGCCGGAGCGGTCACATCGCCCAAGATCGCGTCGAAGGGCGTCAAGGCCGTCAACATCGACGACGCTGCCGTTGGCACAGCCCAGCTGGCCGCTGGTGCTGTCACCGCAGCCAAGGCCGGCGTCGGTGTTGTCACTGCCCACGACAGCGCAGGCAACGCCATCAAGCTCGACGCAGTGCCCATGACCTCGACCGACTACACAGCGCTGACGACCAAAGAACCCAACGTCCTCTACCTGCTGAGCGACTGATGCCCGGTATCTACCTCGGCGGCACCGCTATCAAGGCAATGATGCTCGGCGAGAAGGCCATTACCCGGGCGTATCTCGGCGAAACCCTGGTGTGGTCAGCGAACCGGATCCGCGACGACTTCAACCGTGCTGACGGCGATCTCGGTGTCAACTGGGTGATCAGCTCCAGCGTCGACGGTTATAAGCCCAGTGTGGTCGGCAATGTGTGCCGCCTCGGAGTGCCGGACGGGCTGCTCTCGCTGCAGCTGAACGGCGCTCACGCCCGCTACGTCGCCACGCTGGACCGCGACGACGGCTATGTGGAGTTCCGCATCGGCAGCCAGGGGTCAGGGCCGAGCCTAACCGGTGACCTGTGTAGAACCACGATCCTGGGGCGCGGGTCCAACAATGCTGTCACCGGTGGCGTTGGCGTGCAAATGGATTCATCGACGCTGCGGATCGTGCGGAGGGCCGGGGTGGACACTGTGGTCAAGACGATCGGCACATTCGGCGCTGGCGATGTCATCCGGCACAACTTCGTCGGGAACGTGCACACGTTCCGCCGCAACGGCAGCCTGCTCGAAGAGTGGAACGACGAGAACGCCACCGCCCCCAAGGGAACAGGGAACCGGTCGCTGATCATCTCCGTGCAGGGTTCCAAGGATCTTCTGGGGCCACGCAGGTTTGGCCCCGCGATCGACTACGTGGAGATGGGCTGATGTCGGCCAAGTCCTTCGCGCAGCTCGTCAAGTATCCGCTGTTCTACATCGCGCTGGCCGGGGTCTCGTTCCGGATTGGTTGGTGTGCAGCCCATTACGTCAGTGACCGCATGGACAACTTTGATCCAGATATCGGTAGGGGGAAGTACGGATGGTGATCAAGGCCCGGATAGCTCAGTGGCGCGAGGGGTTGTTCGACAGCATCGGCAAGCACTGCGCGGCGGTGGTCCGTGAGCTGTTGGCGAAGTTCCTCAACGATTTCCGGCAGGATGTGCGTGCCGAGGTCGCCGCGGTCGCGCGTAAGGCCGACGAATCGGTGGACAAGCTCACCGACGCCATCCCCGGCACACTCGATGACCGCCTGTTCGACGGCCGGTTCGGTCAACTGCTGCAACGTCTTGAACAGCTGGTCCCGCTCTTCGGTGGTGGCAGCCGATGAGCTTCGTATGGTTCCGGCCCGAGGGCCCGCTGCGCAGCCGCGAGCAGATCGCCTGCGAGGTGCACGCCGTGTCGCTTGCACGTGGTCTTGACGAGCTCGCCACCGTTTTGGCGCTCATGTGCATCGACGTCGAGGTCGGCGCCGACGACGACAACGGGGAGCGGCAGTGGTGGTGCCCGTGGAACGCGGCAGATCCGCAAACCGAGCAGTTCGACCACGACTCGCAATCCGACGATGCTCTCTCGTCGGGCTATTTCCAGCAGCAGGTCTCACGTCCTGGTGCGCCAGGGCGTCCTTGGGGCTGGGGCGGCCTGTTCGGCGACCTCAATGGTGCCAGGAAACGCATGACTCTGGCCGACTCGGCGGACATGTTCTTGGCCGCGCTGCCCGACGACTACGGGCGCGCTGCTGGAAACCCAGCCGTGGCAGGGCAGGTGGTGCAGCAGGTCCAGAAGTCGGCGTTCCCGGATCGGTATGCGCAGCGTTGGGGCGAAGCATGGTCGGTGCTGCGTCGCGCGCTGGCCGTGCCGACCACCCCGGATGTGCTGACACCGGCGCCCGGCTTCCGCGGAGACCCATACTGGCTGGCCGATGTGCTGCGCGCCGAGGGGCTGCGTGTTTTCGAGATGGACGGCTGGAAAGACCGCGGAGAAGGCGACCAAGGCGTGCTGTGGGGCGCGGTGTTCCATCACACCGGCAACGCCAATGAGACGCCGGAAGGGATCGCATTCCATCCGACGCTGGGGCTGGCCGCGCACCTGCTGATCCGGCCCAACGGCGATGTATGGGTGTGCGGTATCGGCAAGGCCAATCATGCCGGTGTCGGGTCGTGGCCCGGGATTCCCACCGACAACGCGAACCCGGTGACGATCGGGGTAGAGGTCGCGATCCTGCCGCAGGAGAACGCCCCACACCGGACCGGCTGGCCGCCAGTGCAATACGAGGCCACGGTCAAGGCATTCGCAGCGATCCTACGCAAGCTCGCCCAGACGGCGAAACGCGCTATCTCCCACAAGGAATGGGCACAACTCGGCCCCGCCGGGGTGCGGCAGGGCAAGTGGGACCCCGGCGCCATCGACATGAACATCTTCCGCACCGACGTCCAGAGACAAATCGACACCCGCACCACAGGAGGTTTCCTTATGGCCCTGACCGACTCCGAACAGCGCGAGATCCTGGATTACGTTCGCGCGCAGAACGCGCCGATCCCGTCAGCTTCGCCGCTACGGCACCTCGGCGAAGGCAACGTGAACACCCGCGCCAACCTGGCGCGCGCCATCGACGCCAACCAGCACGTGACGGCAGTAGTCACCCTGGCCAAGGAAGGTCACACACCGTCCATCGCGCTGCTCTGGGAGGTATCGACCGCGGCCGACAACCCGGGCAAGTACCCAGACCGGCAGGAAGACGCCAAGCTCGCCAAGACGCTGCTGACCAGCATCAGCAAGACCAAGAAGGCCGTCGCTGCCGAGGACATCGAAGCGTGGCTCGACGCCGAGAAGGCTGCCGCATGAACGGCTCTGACGGGAAGTGGATCGGCTACGGGGAGGGTGATGAATCCGACGCGGTGATACCGATCGAACGCCGGCTGTTGCTCGCTTATCCGAGAAACAGCCGCGCTATCGAGCACGGCGTCATCTTGGACCGCAAGTACACCGCGGCCACCAAGGCTTCGGTCATCGACATCACCACGTTCATGAACAACGACCCCGGCGAGTTGGAGAGGCTGCAGCGCATGGGGATCGCGACCCCACTGCGTAGTGACGGCGTGGCGAACCTCGACGTACGCAAGGCCATCGGCGCCTATGTCGAAGCCCCCACCAACCCGGCGCCGTCCCTGTACCCGATCCAGGGCGTGTGGGCCGATTCGCGGGCGTTCCTGAACCCGCCGACAGCGCACAGCTTCGCCAAGGCCACCAATGATTTCCGCGACGAAGCGATGCGCCTCTACCGGCCGATGGCGGGCACACCCATCTGGCTTATCGGCTACAGCATGGGCGGGGTATCGGTGCAGAAGTTCCTGACCGCGCTCCCGCCCGAATGGCGCGAATACGTCGTCGGCGTAACCACATTCGGCGACCCGGCGATGCCCGCCGAAGGCAGCCTCAATGGGAATGATCCGGGGGAGGGGATCTCCAAAACTCCCCAGCCCTCCTGGGTGTGGGACCGCTACTGGTCCTATTCGATCGACGGCGACTGGTACCCGCGTGCCCGCGGCCTGCTGTTCCTGTTGTACGAGCTGCTGACTCGCGCAGAGCTGACCTTGGATTTCGCCAGCTATCTGTTCACCGTGTTCCCGCGACGGGCGTTCCAGCAGCTACTCGGGACCGCGCCGAGCGACGACCCACTGCATGGAGTGTTGAAGGGTCTGGCCGGACTGATGACGTCGGGGCCTGCGAATGTGTTTGGCGCGCTGCTCAATCCGCTGCAACTGTTCGCGATCCTGCCCGACCTGGTGCGCCTGCTATTCGACGCCATCAAGTTCATCGCCACCGGCGCACACGGCAAGTACGGGGATCCGGCCTATGCACTGTGGGATGGCATGACGGCTGTTGACCACGCGGTGAAAACCATCCGACGGCAAGCGCCATACGGCTGCACACTGTTCCTGCTGCCAGGCACCTGGGACGTGTGGAACCACGGATTCCAGTTCGACGTCGCCGCGCAACTCCAATAGCGTGCCTGGTTAGACGGCAATATCGCCCTGGTGGTCCCGTCTTTGGCAGTAGCCTGCCACTGTGAATTCGGACTCGAATCCAGATGAACTTCAAGAGCGCGATGACCTCATACTCGATCCTGGGACACGGGAGAGGCTGCGCAGCGCGCTGGCTGGCTGGCGAGGCCCGAGCATTCTGTACAGCAACGCCCTCGCTGATGTTGTTGCCAAAACCGCTAAGCTCACCTCGTTTTCGCTCCCCCAGTCAGTTCTCAACCGAGCCTCGATCCTGTCTGGAATTGAGGCCCATCGGTTGAAACTCATGGAGGCGGTCAAGCCCACGCGTGATATCCAAATTGGATTGAGCGCGCAGCTCGCCGACAGGCAGGCGCATTTCGCAAAGTTGAGCGCGAACCTCACGAAGACGATCGACATAGGGATCAGCGACTCTGTCGCTAGAGTGGCAAAGCAGTTTGCGGCCGAGCAAGCATCTTGGCTCAAGACGCTGGGACCGACTCTTGAGCGGATGACGCGTGGCCTCTATCCGCCAAACTTGCGCGAAATCGAAGATCTTGAGTTCGGGGACGTAGAGAGAGTCGTTATGGACGACGGCATCGCGTTATATGGTGTCCCGCGCACTCCCATCGCGAAGGCGTTGATCAATGCGGACACCGCCGCTAGACGTCGCGACACCCTCGGGCGTCGGTGGAGTGAGGTGTCCGCGGACTGCCGCAAGGCTGTCGAGAGGCTCGCATCGGATGTAGTTGCTCCCTACGCGCCTTTCGCGTTAGCCGCGTTGGATGCTCTCGACAACAGCCACACCGAGGCGGCTCAGGCGCTCACGGGCTCGCTAGTCGACAATCTGCTGACCAGGTACTTTGGCGAGGACCGTAAGAACTATGTGCCCGATAGGAACGGCAAGCGGACCACTAAAGCCTACGACGAGTTCACTGTCCACCAGTTCATCGTGTTCGCCCCAATGTGGCGGGCGTACCAGCAGTACCATAACGGCGACCCAGTGCCGAGTACTTTCAGTCGCCACGCGACGGCCCACACGGTGAGCCCGCGACAATTCAATCGCCGCAATGCAGTTCAAGGTCTGCTCTTCGCGACGAGCCTGCTCCTCTTCTTCGACGAGCAGGCACGGAGACTCGCTAACAACTGACCTGAGCACTGCAAGACGGCGGTGGTTGGTGCCGGGGGCGTGAGCAAGGCCGGAGGCACGAGTGCTTTTCTCGGCCCCTGCGCGAGGAGAGCGCGCAGGGATGTGACATCACGCGGAAAGACTTTCCAGCGTTTGTCACTCCCGACACTAGAGGCCGGTGGCAACACCGTCTAACCGGTTATCCACAGGCTGCAGTTCTACGGGTAGATGTGGTACTGGGGCTGCCCGAGCGGCGTTGGGGGGAAATCGTTCGGGTCGACGGGGTAGCAGCGGCCGGTGGACGGAATGAAGCCGGCCACCTGACCGTACTGTCCGGAGAACGACTGCGGAGCAGAGGTGAAGCAGCGATCCCATGTCCCGTCGGCCTTGATCGGGCCATCACAGTACTGCGCAAACGGTCCTGCTTCGCAGCCCGCGCTGGCCGGCGCGGCGAACCCGATGCCGATGCTAGCGGGTATGACAGCGGCAGAGACCGCTAGGCAGATGCGCCTGAACTTGGACACGGTTCGGCTCCCCCTCGTTTGTAGTTGAGCGGCAGATTACAAGATCCCGTGCAGGTCAGGAGTGGTAACGCGTGTCTCCATGGTTCTGGGGGCGCACTGCGGTGGGCAGTGGTCGACCAAGATCTACTGCGAAGGGCCCTGCCAGGGCTTGTTCCCTGGCCTACGATTGCCGCAACCGCCAGCCGCGTGCGGTCGTGAATGGAGGGGACATGGGCATCGAGAATCTGATCAACAGCGCGAACGCTGGTCAGCTGGCTTTGCATATAGATGATGAGGCGTTCAACGAGCTGATCAAGGCCTGCGATACCTACATCGATTCATTGCGGGAACTGCATGACGACGCTACGAATCTGAGTTATCACCCGCTGGGGTTCTCGGAAGATCACCTGTCGTCGGGCGCGCAGCTGGCGAAGAAGTTCCAAGATAAGGCCGGCGCTCCGGACAACAGCGCTGCGGCGACGTTCAAATCGCACATTGAGCGTGTTGAGGAATTCAAATCGCTGTTCGTGGCCGCCCGGAAGGCGTACCAGCAGACCGAGGAGCACAACACGCGGGCTTTCAAGCCAGGCGATGGCCACTAGCCGCTACAAGTGGGTCGTCGCGGCGCTGTCAACCGCCCTGCTGGCCTCGTGTAGCCACTCAGGTATTCAGAGCACCGCAGCGAGCACCACAACCGCAACAACATCCGCCGTCGCCACCAACGCCAAGGGGCGGCCGACCGTCTCGTACGACCCCTGCAAGCAGATCCCGGCGAGCGTTATCGCTCAGCAGAAGCTAGATCGACGCCCGCCGCGGCCGAATCGTTCTAGTGACGGAGAGACCGAAAACAACACCTGCGGATACTTGGCGCCAGAGGACTACGGGGTGACGGTAGCTGCGTCGAACTACACGCTCGACATGGACAAGAAGACCTATCCGAACTCGACCGCTCTCGATATCGGTGGTCGGCCGGCGCGGAGCTTCTTTCTCTTTGACGGGAACACTGATACCTGCGCTATCGATATCGCGGCGCCTTTCGGCACGTACGGCGTGAAGGTCGACAGCACGTCTGGCAAGTTTGGCCAGTTCCCTGATTGCCTCACCGCGGCACGTGCGCATCTGGATGCGTTCCTGCCGTATTTTCCTGCGTAGCAAACGGTTGGACTCTGGCGGGGCACGGTAACTACACGTATAGTTCCCGGATATCCGTGATCAGAGGGGGGCCTCTCATGCCTGAAGAACCGCTTAGTGTGCATCCCGAGACGTTGATCCGGCAGGCGAATCTGTTGCTGGATGGCATTACCCAATCCAAGGTCGAGCACGGCAGGCACCACGACACCCTGGCGTCAGCAGGTGCGGGGATGCTCGATGCCACCAAGGCGGCGCTGGAGAAGGCGCACGAGGCGCTTGTAGATCAGACGCGCGTGCTTCATCACCAGCTGACCCAGCACGCGGACGGCATGCAGGAGTTCACTGGGCTTGCGGTCACCATGGACGAGCAGAATCGGGCGGGCTTCAAGTGACCACCTGCGATGGTGTGGAGCATTGGGACGATGAGGGCCTGAAAAACGTCATCGGCACTATGGATGGCATTCACAAGTCCCACGTCAAGCTCGGCGACACGCTCGACGGTGTGCAGGCCAATCTCGAAAGCTGGGGCGGTCTGACGGCTGAGGCGTGGCGGGCGTATCACGGCAAGATCCGCGTCGATATCGATGCGCAAGGACACCAGGCAAAGGCCGTCGCAGACAAGCTGCGGCCCTTGTACGACGAAGTTCTGGGCATCAAGAGCCGCTTCCGCTACCTCAAGTCGACCATCGAAAACAACGGCCACTTCGGCAGCGACGGCCAAATGGTCCACTGGAAACTCAACAACGACGGCACCATCAACACCGGCGGCTCCACCAAGAGCGCAGACGAAGCATTCGCCAAGCAACAACTCGAAGACGAGATGAAAGCGTTGCTGCACAAGGCAGATGGCGTCGACCAGGAGATCGCAGACGCGCTCAAAGCCATCACCACGCCGGGCGGTGCAGTGGCGGACGGGCCACACGTCGGGCAGCCCCCCGTGCCGACATCGCCGCACCCAGAACCCAAGCCGGAAGACAAACCCAAGGCCGACGACGCCACCATCGCCGCCGGCACACTCACCCCGGCCGACCAGCTACCGCTTCCCTCCAAGGACGGAACGGTACCGAGCCTTACGGAAGCGAATGCACGGCACACAGGGCCGGAGAGCGGTAAAGACTTCCTGCACAACAATCCTCGGCCGTCGCCGCTACTTGCGGGGTTGTCGGCGAATGAATGGCGGCAACGACTGGCCAACTTCAAACCCGGCGACCCGCTGCCCGATCCACGAACTCCCACGGGCGACAAGAACATTGACACCATCGCACATGCCGCCGGGCAGCAGAACACGACCTACGCCTGGGGCGGCAACCGGGACAAGGACGGCCCCTCTGTCGGCACACTGCAGGGCGACCCGCCGCCCGGAACGCCCGGCGAGGGGCCACTCGGCGGCGGTGCCCACACCTACCAGGACAATCTGCGTACTGGCTACGACTGCGGCGGTTTGGTCCGCTACTCGCTTGAGCAGGGTGCAGGCATAGACGTTGACCAGGGCACCAACACTATTGACCGCGGCGGGAGGTTGGAGCGTGTGGCACCACTGGTCCCCGGCGCGACCATCGGCAACGACAACACGCAGGCGGGCAACATCTTGATATTCGGAGGTTCGCAGCCTTGGGCGGCCAACTGGGACACCACCCACACGGGCATCTACCTCGGCAACGGATACATGATCAATGCTCCCGGCTCGGGAGACCCGGTACGAGTGGATCCCGTGAAAGGCCATGGCAACGCCGACATCTTGCGGATACCGGGATCATGAAACGGGCCATCATCGTGCTGGCGGCCCTGTCTGCGGCCTGTGCCCCGACAACGACGACGGAAACCAAGACCGTCGCTACAACCACTGCGATCAGCGATCCGGCGCTCACCGCCCGATTCACCAAGGTCTTGTGGCCAACGATCATGGACTACCGGTACTACGGCCAAGGCGACCCACAATCGCCGCCAGGGCCGAATTCCGATATGGCCAAATTCAAGGCGGTATTAGCACCGGGAGCCACGGTCGATATCAAGCATCGTGCACAGGGCATCGGCGAAGTCCTCGGACCAGATGGGGTAGAACTGGGCGAGACCAATAATGTGAATCTCGCAAATACCTCCATCACGGAACTCAAAGGTTCCGATGCGACGGTACTTGCCTGCTACACCTACGATTTCACCGCACGCAGCGAGTACCCTCACACCAACGACCACGCAGTTCCAGGCGCCTCAGAGGTCACGTTCACCCTGCGCAAGACTACCGACTGGCTCGTGAGCGACATCGCCAACAATCACACGGTGCCCGACTGCCAACCCAGCAAGGCATAAGCCGACACGTGTGACCACACTGATAACTGCCGGCTGATCGAGCGGTCCTGATTCGGCAGCTTGTAGCGGAAGCCGAATGCGGGGTTCCGCTAACAAGAGCGCACCTCTAATATCGAACATGTGTTCGAAAGGTGGGGCAGCAATCCGCGGTTCCCGACCCTGAAGCGGATCTATCGGCTGGTGTACGTCAACATGCGCCGGGCTTTGCCAGAGAGCGTGGGTGGAGGTGTCCGGAACCGCAACATCACGGTGCGTGCAGAGGGGCTGCGCATCGAGGAATGGATGCGCGGCTACCAGATCGCATGGATGCGGACGCACGATTCGCACTGGATTGGGGTGGTGCAGATCGACGTGCTCAGTGACAACGAGATGTCGAGCGTGACGATGACCCTGTGGCTGGCGCCCAGCATGTTCCAGGTCGAGCGGCCGGACGGCTTCTACGAGAATCCGTACCGGCGACGGTACCCATGAGCACCCGAATTGGGGTGTTGGATGATCCAACATTCCGATAGGTTTCCGCAGGTCGGGCATAGGTCTCAACAGGTCCGTTTTTTCCGCAAGAAAAGCTCTGACCTGCGAATATAGGTGGATAACAAGGGGTTCGAGTCCCCTTAGCTCCACCATAATCCCAGGTCAGACGACCTGGGATTTTTTGTCTCGGGGACCGATAATGCCCCAAGTCATCACTAAATCATCACTAATTCGCTCGGCGTCGATTTGGGCTAGTCAGAACACTACGCGGCCCGTGCCGTTGCGGCGGCAAACTTGGCGGCGATACGATCACGGCAATGACCGGAGGGGCGCTAGTCAGCGCGAGGGGGTGTTGCTGTGGGGGCGTTGCAAGTCAATCCTGAGTTGCTGCACCGTTCGGCGAATGAGATGGATCAGCTGCTGGCAGCGCACCGCGCGGCCCACGCCAAGGCCCATGGTCAGATCGAGGTGGCGATGTCGGGGTGGGTTGGTGGTGCCGCCTCCGCGCTGAGTGGTGAATCGACCGAATGGCAAGGTCACTCCAAGCATGTCGAGAACGAAGCCACCCACTACCGCGATGCGTTCGATCGGATCGGCTACGCCTTCGCCGGGATGGAAGAACAGACGGCGGTCAATATTCTGGGCAGCCGTCCGCAGGCTAAGGCGTAGCCTTTATGTCGTTGCCGCTGACCGATATCAAGCGCGCCAAAGTCCAATCATTTCGCGATGTAGCCGACGCTCTCGACGGGATGGCGGGCGCGAATCGGGATATGAAGCGCGGTGTGGAGCGGCTGCCGATCATGGGAGACGGCTGGAAAGGCGTCTCCGGGGACGCCGCCCATCATGATCTGGATGCGCATGGCAAGTATCTCGATGGGCACGCCCAAGCCCAGCAGAGCGCTGCGGCCAAGATCCGGGCCGCTGCTGATGAGTTCGAGGGCGTGCAACAGCTACTTAAGAAGATCGAAAACGACGCCGCCCAAGGCAAATTCACGATCAACTACGACACCGGTGAAGTCACCCCGCCTAACGGCAAGTACGACAAAAACGAGCTGGACTATCTGACCAACACGCTGCGTCAGATCAGCGCTGCCGGGGGTGTCGCCAACGCTGATCTTGAGGCAGCGGTCAAAGCTGCCCAGACGCTCCCGGACCCGTCTGGTGCTGCCGCCCAAGGCCTTCCGGCGATGCCCGGCTCCGCTATCAAGCCCGGAGGTGTTGCCGCTGGCTTGGAGCACCTAGCCGCACCCGACCCGAAAAGTGATCCTGGAGCGACCAAGGCCGCTGATGCGGGCGCCGACACGCAGGCGAACTACAAGGAGTGGTACCCGAAGACACCTGGGTCGAGCGACAAGCTTACCATCGACCCCAGTAAGGCGGGCAGCCTCACGGGGACGGTCGGTGCGCTCGAGAAACTTCCCGGCGCCCCCAAGCCTGCGGACGGTTTCGGCTCTGGCGTGGCCAGGCAGTTCGGGCAGGGGGTTAACAGCCGCGTCGACGGGTTAATTGATGAAGCCAAGAACCTGACCGGTCAAGGCGGACCCGGCTCTCCGGGCGTGGCTGAGTCCTGGGCGAAGTTCGCACTAGGCACCGCCGATCAGATGGCCAACCCACTCGGGTCCCTGCCCGGCGAGGTCAAAGACGCAGTCAACGATCCCGCAGGATTCGCAGGCAAGAAACTGTTCGACGTGTCCTCGATCGCCGCCACCGGCCCACTCGGCGGCGAAGCCGCAGCCGGAGCACGCGGCCTCCTCGGCGACCTCACCGGCGCAGAAACACGAGCACTCACCCACGGCATCGACGACGCAGCGCCAGGGCATCACCCTGCACCGAGCGGTGACCATCCAGCACCACCAGGGGCCGATCACACACCAATCAGCGGAGATCATTCTGCAGGGCCGGGACAAAATAGCGGAATACACACCGGCGCAGGAAGTTCCACACCGGTGCCAGGTTGGGACTATGGTCTTGCGCCCAACGACGCGTTTAAGCATCTCGCCACCCCGGCCGACGACATCGCCCGCTTGACGAATGGCGGCGTTCCCCCACACATTACCGAGGGCTACGACCAGCTTGCCGGACGCTCCATCAACCAATTTGAGCATGAATTCACCGTCCCTGGCCGCGATGGCAGCCCGAGATGGGACTGGGCGAAACAAGCACCCAATGACGGATTCGCGGGGATCCCAAGCGTCAGCGACCACTTCCCAAAGGGATACCAGCTTGATCGTCTCGGGTCAGAGCAAGGCGCCTTCATGGCCGACGACGGCGCTCCCCTGAGCACTCGAAGCATGCCGCCCGGTGTGGCGAGCCAGTATCATCAATATGCCGGGACAGGCCAACCGATACCCCCCGGTGTTCCCTGGGAAGTCCGCCACGGCCCTGCCGGGCCGGCATTCGGCCAACCCGGTGGAGCCAACCAGTGGGTCGTCATCGACAAGAGCACCGGCGAGCAAGTATCTGTAGAAGAGCTGATAGACGCGGGACTAATTCGTTAA